AGTAACTTTTGCCAATAAATCATTGTGTTTCAAATATTTTTTTGTAATTTTGCAGCTGAATTAAAGATATAATCAGAACAAAAGATATTTAGGAACAAATAATGATTACAGTACAAAATTGGGCATCCTAACTATGTAAGTCTCTGTGTATCAGCAATAGTAGTAAAATAACAATCCTTTTATTTTACATAAAAATGCCACAAAAAGGTAATTTAAGGTAATCTGAGGTTACTTTTTGCAAGTAATATGCAAGTGTGGCTTGCATGTAGATTGAAGGATTACAAAAGAAATCATCGCTATGAAGGTATATGTAGAGTCAAAGACAAACAAGGTATTTTTCTCAGTAACCCACATGACAAAGAGGTTCTATGTCTATACCGGGTTGCAGACAACCGAGAAGTTCACCGGCATGATGTTTCCGAAGTCTGATAAGTCAGCAAAAGCGAAGACGAGAAGACTTGCTGAGCTGTATGCCAAGTGTGAGAGCTATGCCCTTGACCATCATGACGAGTCGCCGGATATGATGAAGGAACATCTGAAGGAGATCTGTACGGGAGCAAAGAAAGAAGACAAGTCTCCGTTCCTCAGTTTCATGAAGGCATTCGCTGAGACAAGAGATAGGCCGAATACCAGGAGAAGCTACGATAGGACATACCGATGCGTAGAGGCATACGACGGTAAGTGCAGTTTCAACACCATAACCAAGGACTGGCTTGAAGGGTTCATCAGGCATGAGATGGATAAGGGAAGGAAGGCCAATGGTATCTCGAACGACATCACACACATCAAGGCAGTATTCAAGAAGGCCATCGATGATGGTAAGACGCAGAACTTTCCGTTCCACTATATCAAGCTCAAAAAGGAGGAAACCAGGAAGCGCTGTCTGTCACTGGAGCAGATGAGAGAACTTAGGGATGCCAAATTACACGGCAAGCAGGCTCTGTACCGCGATTTCTTCATGTTGGGGTTCTACCTCATAGGTATCAATGTTTCGGACCTCCTGACACTAAAGAAGGAGGATTTCCACAATGGTAGGATAAGCTACTACCGAAACAAGACAGGTAGATTGTACGACATCAAGGTTGAGCCAGAGGCTATGGAGATAATAAGCAGATACCGCAGCAGAAAGCCGCAGTACCTGCTCAGGTTCTTCGAAGACGCAGGAACTTTCGACGTGGACCACTTCACGAACAACATGAACCGTACGCTGAGAAGGATTGGCCCGAAGGATCCTAAGGATATGAGAAAGTCATCACCTCACCCTATCGACAGCAAGATTTCTTCGTACTACAACAGGCATAGCTGGGCGACGTTTGCGTCAGAGATAGGTATTTCACTCGAAACAATCGGTCGAGCACTGGGACACTCCGTATGGGAGAAGACGGTTACAGCCATCTATGTCAAATACGACAACAAGGCAGTTGACGAGGCGAACCGAAAAGTCATCGACTATCTGAATAAACAGTAAAGAAAAACCCGGCGTCGACATAGGGTAAGTGTCAGACGCCGGGAAAGAGAGTAGCAGCGAAATAGTGCTCTGCCTTAATTCACATACAGCATTCAGATACAAATATACAAAAAAACTGAGATACGCAAGAAATTACTTGTTGTTCATGCTTTTATTGTATTCGTCATTTTTTTCGTTGGATACATTTTTCGAAATCGACTATATTTCGTTGGATACATTTTTCGATATCGGCCATATTTTCCTCGCGAATCCTCATATGTTCCAATAGGCCACTTGTAGTAAGCTTTCTCTTACAGTAGAGAACCTTAGCCTCCGCTAAGCGGCATTTTTCTCTCCATAAATTCCTGTACAGGCATACTAAACTAGCATATCTTGAATATTGATGCAGCTGTAAGAGATTATCATTTGCATTCTTCTCTGCCTCCTTCAGCTTCTCCTTTGTCTCTATCAGCTCTATTTGAAGCTTCTCCTTGCAGCGGAGGATGTAGCAGCATACGGTAGCAAGGAGAGTTATGAAGAAGCAATCAGCAAACATGTTCCAGATTCCAAGAAAGGCTTCCACAATACAGAAGCATAGCCCGATGACAATGCACACGACAAAGATGTCGATGCGGTCGAAAATCATTTTTAATCTTTCTTTCATACGCTACAAATCGTTTTTATAATCGTTAGAAATAATCCAGGAGCTCATTACAATATTGAATATCAGCAGGAGAACAATGATAGCCCAGTACTGCCCGTCGGTAAGCTCTATGGTAAGATAATCAAAATCCTCGAAGTTCTTTCTGTGCCATTCCTTTTCTACAATCGGACCGATATACTCGGCGTACTTTTCGAGATTTACAGGATTGCTCATAAACCAGTCTCTACTCTTAACGCCTACGACCGGGCTATCACACCATGAAAATGCGTTGCACCACTTGACATTCTTGTTTTTGTCAATACCGACGCACACGACAAGTTCATTCTTGTTGCCGCCCTGCCAGTATGAGCGCTGCTTTTCAACGATTTCTTCCGGCTTGTTCGTAAAGAACAGGACGAACACCCTAAACTGCTTCCGCTCGCCATAGTATCCGTTCAGCCATCTCATCGCCTTCTCCTGATTCTTCGGGATCTTCAGTCCAAGCACAGGGTCCTGGTCATAAAGAACGATATCCGGATACTCGAACAGTCCAAGCTTTCGTGCCTGCTGATAATCAATATCCTCAAACTTGAAAATAGAACGTGAGGCTTTCACTTTATTCTTATAATCGTGCTCAGAAGATAATGTGTACGAGTTTTCAATGGAACCATCCCACGCCCATTCCTGAGCATCGCCATCCTTAGTGTAGTAATCCCTGTGCATATCAATGAACACGCTTTTGGTTCCGAGAATCTTTCTGACTACATTAAACTCGTTGTCGGTCATGAAGTATTCTTCCTTGTTCCTAGCATCAAAATAAGTCCAACGTTCAGGGTGATTGTCTACGTACGAACAATCGTATGTTTCCGTACGTTGATTCTTTCCGCTTCCAACGGTCCTTGTACACGTGCGGTGTATGTACTCATTCCAGGCATCGTAATGACGGATTCTTGTAACGTAGCTTCCGAGATACTCCGTGTCAGCAGCATTTGACTGTTTGAACACGAACTCCATGAGGATACCTATGAGGATGGAAGGAACAATGAGTACTGCGTATTCCCACCAGGTGGTCTGCTTCCTGAAGAAAATCAACAGGAAAGCAGCAACCACGAATGGGATTAGGAATATGAATATTTCCATAAGCTGTTATTTCTTGAACAGGTCTACGTCGTTATCCTCTCCAAGCTGCATGATCATCTTTGTCTTGGATGAGGAGATAACCTTGTATTCGATAGGTTTGGTGTCAGATATGAACCACTTCGCCGGATATGTCTTCACGAGCGTCTCGTGCTCACGGATGATATCGAGCATTCTCTCCTGTGATGTCTGAAACTCGGAGCGCTGAATCTCTATGGACTGCATGAGGTCCTTGTAGAGCGAAACGTCGAAGTTAGGATTACTTTCCTTGATCCACTTCATAAGAGAGCCGTCTCCCTTTGAGTATCTGCCCTCGATAAGTTTCGGATAGATGGACTCGAATGCGGACTTGTACTCATCCGTAACCTGTGCCTTCTGCTGAAGAACCTTCCACATCTTGTCGTGAACACCCTCAATCTTGCCACGCTGAGCCTCTGACTGCTGGCGAAGTGAGATTTCCTGGTTGTTGTAATGGAAATAACAACCGATAACTGAACCTGCGGCGAGTACTACTATTGCGAGTACTGATGCCAAAATAATGTTTTTTACACTCATAATGTTTAAAAATTAAAAAAATATACTTAGTCTTTTATTTTAAAAATATCAATCAACACAAAAGCACCTAGGAAGAAGAACCAGATGCTCTTCTCTCCGTATGCCCTACTGACGTCAAATCTTACAGTCGGTACTAGGTAATAAGAACCTTTCAGAATATCGCAACTGAAGGCTATCATTCTCTTTTCGGTTCTGATTTCCAGACGGTCAGTACACTTGTTTAGTCTTATTTTCATATACTTAATCTTTTTGGTTTGACAACTTGTTATTGAGTCTGATGTAGAAGTCTTCCTCAGACTCTCCGTTCTCCTTGAAGTCGAGATTGTTTTCCTCAACGAAGTCAAGGATAGCCCAGACGCTCTTCCTGCCAAGATTCCTGAGCTTCATAAGCTCTGACCTTCCCCGGAGATTACGAACCAAGTCGCCTACGGTATATACGTCGAAGCCTTTGAGTGCATTCAGGATGCGGACAGAGAAGCCACAGTCCTTTAAATCCCTGGAAAGGATCAGCGGAGGAAGAACTGCGCTACTGACAGGCTTGTCTCCTTTCGCGCGCCGGTATTCGTCGAAGCTTACCTGTAGCGACTTGATTACCTTCTTCAGGCGCTCAACCTCATACTGCAAGGTTCTGTTCGTTGAGAGCTCAGCAATGGCAATATCCTCGTTGTAGGTGAGTTTATTGCAAGTCTTTTCTACAATCTGCCTGATTCTCGTTGCAGACACGCCGTACTTGATTGACAGTTCGTCATAGGTCATTCCGTTAATGATGTCCTTGAGAAGACTGGACTCACGATAGGTCAGATTCGGTAATACACCAAGATGTGACATTGCATTAATTACACCGAACAGCATGCCTACGGCGTTTGCAGCCAGCTTGCCGTTTGCGGTAGCTCTGTCTCTCAGTTCAGTGAGCTCTACGTTGATTGCGCGCTTGCGATACTCGACTTCCTTGAGCTTCTCGTCAATCATCTTCTCGTTTGCTGCAATCATCTTGTATTTCTGAGCATATTTCTCGATATCCTCGCTGTTGACATACAGGATGCCGTGTTCACCTACGTAGCTTCCAAGGATGCCTTCCTTGATGTAGTTGCTGATAGTCTGTCTTGATACTCCCAGTATCTCGGCAGCTTTGTTTCTTGTTATTCTTGCCATAGAACTAATGTTTGTAGTATTTAACTAAATGTCATATTCCTGACATTATGAAAGTTTGCAGACAATCTGATCTTGCGCAACCTTGTGACATTCTCTGGAATTGTAATCTTGGACAACATACATGATTGCCGGGCGTCCTTGTGCCATCATGGCTTTATAGCTACCAAGCACCTCTATAATCTCACAAGGTATATCTTCATATATAGGACTACCGATTCCGACTTTTACAATATCTCCAACACGAAACTTGGAATTTCTTACTGCGTACTCGGTTGCCAGATTATTCATATCTTCTCTAAATTTGTTACATAACGCCATACGGCGGTTAGTAAGCTCATCAAGTGGCATCCTACATTTCTCTACGAGCAAGCCGTCAGGGGACTTTATTCCTATCTGTCTTGTATCATACTTCATAATCTCTACAATTTATGATATTAATATTCTTTTTTAAAAAGGTTATATGAAACAGGCAATAGACCTCTGAGAGAGTGGTTCTCCCCCTTACCCCCATCAGTCATTGAAACGATGAGAGCTTGGTAGGAATATTCCACTCGAAGTTACATGAACCCAGTATAATGAGCCCCTTCGGTCGGATCGGTTGCCAAATCGTACAGCACCTAATCTAAGCAGCTTTCTAGGTACGCCTAGCCCTGCCCGCCTTCTGCCTTCAGTTCCTGCGGTGTCACCATGCACCTCTTGTGACGTGGGTTTAAAGTCTGTGTAGCCGAGTGTATTTAGCCGACAAGCCACCAAGACTACCTGTCAGACCGAAAAAGGAAGAAAACCCTATCCTTTGTTCGTGTTGCGCTCCGAACTCTGGATAGGGTTTCGTATAGGGAAGTGAATAATCACTTAAATATACTCAATATGTCCGCTGCTTAGTGCGCAACTACTAACAAGCACTGCAAAGATACGACGATTTTCTATTCCGTGCAATATTTCTGTTTTCACCATAAACCGTACTTATTAAAGTAAAAAGTGAGGACAAACGTTTTAAAGATACTGGTATAGCTAGATGTTTCAAGCGAAGTAAAAACAGCTGATTGCAATATTCATTAAAGTACAGAATATTTACAATTAACGTAGTTTAAGAAAAAAGTGTGATTTTCGTTGCTTTTTTGGTGGTTATCTTAATAAAATAGCCGCCTATCTGTTAAGTGATAAGCGGCTAGTTGTGGTCTAGAACTTCCATTCTATTATCTTGTATTGTACATCAGGAGATTCTTTCTTCATAGCTAAATATCGCTGCTTGTTACAAATTCCGTTCGATTCAACTTTCCTTATTAGTTCCTCTGCCTCATCTTTATCTCCAAACAAGTCGGCATCAATTCTTGAATTTGCATAAAACAATCCTGGACGACCGAAGAAGTTGCTTGTAACGACCGCAATCTTTTCGTGGTTCTCGTTGTAAACAGCCACGTAATACACATTTCTTCTGCCGGGAATAACTTTCGAAAATTTCGATTTTAGTTCCTTGAATGAGATTTCTTGATGAGAAGCGTTATCTGGAAAGCAAAGGGAAATCGATTCTTTTAATTGCTCGTCAGTTGGACAATATATGTAGTCAGCAAGAATCGCCTCTCCAAGATTATCGCACTTGCTAATGTCGAATAGTAAACTCTCGCCGTCATCAAGAAGTGTAATATGTTTTGTTTCTCTTGCCATTCGCTAATGACTTAACCGTGCTGTCGAGGGCTGTATGGGTTATTAATTGGCAGGAGCCGAAGCTCCCTATTTTTGGCTAATCGGGGCCGTTTAAAAAAATCCCCTCCTACCCTCACGGGCAAGAGAGGACACTCATTTAAACAATCTAGCTATGAAAAACTAGAAATATCTTATTTCCCGCACTTAACAACTTCGAAAACACGATGCTCTCTGTCGGCGGAAAGTCTATTACCTTCTTCATCGCATATGTGGCCATCTTCGTTGACCCATAGCTTCTGGTTGAACATTTCTTCGCACATTCCCAGGATCTTAAGATATTCCTGTGCCTCGAAGATGACGTTCTTGCCATCACGCTCTGCCCTCTTGAAGTTATCGATAAGATCTGGATTCAGGTCAGGTGCAGTGATATCGTACTCATCCATTTCATCGTGATAGTGGATGTTGAGAATCTCCAACTCTTCCACCATTGCGGAGTTCGTACCAATCTCGCCAGTCAGAGCCTTCATAACGGTCTCCTTTTCTAGCTTTTCGTACTTCTTCCGACACTCATTGATGAGTTTATTCAACTCTTCTACTGTATAATCTTCTACCATATTCATTATTTTAATTGGTTAAACAATGGCAGGAGATGGCTTCTAACAACCTCCAGTTTTAGCTTAATCCTCATCTATACCGTTATCGAGGTCTTCTTCATAGACGCCGAACAATCTCAGTGTATTGCTGTCAATCTCGGTCTTACCGACGATATAGCGCTGTGTCATCTGGATATTCGGCATACCGTTACTAGTATGTCCCATCATGACGGCAATCTGCTCCAACGGCACTCCCTTCTTTGAGAGATTCGTTGCGAACGAGCGTCTGCCGGTATGGGATGATACGAACCGATACTTCTTTCCGGTCTCTTCCTTTCCAGCTTTGAACACCTTTGTATTCGTATCTATTCCGCAGTCACGACAGATATCGCGGAGTGCTCTATTGAACGTCCTTTCACCTATCTCACCCGGAAGAGGCTCGTCACCAGTACCGCATACGAGGAACTTGCGGAGCTTCTTGTGAAGTGGAACCCTTACCTCGGTCTTTGTCTTCTGAGTAACATACACGAGGAAGTGTCCGGTATCATCTATGTTCTCTTCCGTCATTCTCTGGCAGTCGCTGTAACGTGCGCCACAGAGACATTCCATGATAAACATTCTCTGAACATATCTTTTTGTTTTCCCGTGAGGGTTGTACTTTATGATTCTGTTTATCTCCTCATCAGAGAGATATACAGACTGGACCGGCACAGCCTTCGCTCTAAGTATTCTGCCGAAGGTAGGACTAGGAATTTCCCTGGTAGCATCGTTCTCACGTATCACAGCCTTGATGGTTGCACATACGGTTCTTGCCGAGTTAGGAGCGTAGTTCTCCTGGATCTTCTCGAAGAGGTCGCGCAGATTGTCGTCTGTGATGTCTTCCCATAATGGCTTATGTCCAAGCATCTCTTCGAACATCCTTACAACCTTAATAAGCTTCGGATATTTCCAGATGTATGCGCCATAGAACGTGTCATGCCTCCAGGCGTTGCTGTGATAATTGGCGAACCAACCCTGCTTGATGGCAGTCTTGTACTTCTGCTGCTGTGTGTAGCTAAGAAGTCTCTCCCAATCTCTTGTCTTGATTCTTATTTCTTCTGTCATAATTCTATAATTTTGGTTACTAGTGGCAAAGATACGAAAAGTTTATAATATAAACCATCGTCTTTGCCGTTTTTAACGCTAATTTAACCTTCCGAAGCAGTCTGCTTCTCGACTGATACGAGTCTTAGGGTAGAACCATTATGGTCATTCCACACACGCATGTAGTCTTCCGCCTTATCCAATGCATCTTTATATGATTCTGCCCGGAATACGTACGGATTCTCCTTAGGAATGAAAATTCCATCATTGTAGGCAATCTTATACTTTGCAGCATAGACACCAATATAGCCGTTCAGCTCGTCGTTCAGACTAGTAGCGATGTCTGCAAGAAGGTCAACTGGTATATCGTCATCGATAGCTTTTGCTTCCGGGAACTCAAACCCTACAGAAGTGCATCGGCTATGAATGATAGGGATAGCTGTATCGCTGTCGCCTACTTCTACGATGTTCACCTCCCTGTTGTCGCCGGCAAGTACAGGCCAATCGAACACCTTTCTGCTCACATTGTGCTCTCTCATTATCTCACGGATGGTGCATGCAAGTTCCATCTTTGCTGTTGAACGCAACTCATCAATCTTGTCTTTCAATACTTTTCTATCCATAATCTTAATGTTTTGGTTTAACTTGATGCCCACCGTTTCCGGCAGGCTTGTTTGGCTTAGTCTTTTCTTTCGATATCAAGACCCGTAAGCACGCCTTTCATATAGGCTAATGCCTCTTCCTTGCATTCCGACAGAAACTTCTGGCAGCCATCAATGATAACGCCATACTTACCGCTCGGATAATTCTGTAGAGAGCACGAGTGGTAATACTTTCCGGATTTCTCCTCGATTTCTCCTGCGAGTCGCTTCCCTTCGTCGGTCTCATTTGGACGATTTTCTGGGTACTCATCGTAAAAATACTCGTGCCATAAATCTAGTAGCATATCCTTGCAATCCTCCATATCTTGCAAAATATCCGATAATTTGTATGGCGCGCCGTTAGCACCATGTCCATCCTCGCCAATCCATTTACTGGCTTCCTCGTCAGGATCGAAGTCGCTATAATATTGATACAACTTATCCATGAAGTCAGACTTATTGCCATTCTCGAACCAAATTGTGGCGATGAAATCTTGGTTTTGTGGGGAATACTTCTCTAACTCGACGCAAACCTCACCTCTTTCGTTAGGTGTATCGTCAACATTATAACTCCATCCTAAATCCTCTGCTAATTTTAAAAAATCATTCATATTTTTAATTTTTATTGGTTAATACTGGGAGCGTGAAACAATAATGTTCCACGCCTTGTTCGGCTTTACACCGGCAGAGACACGATGTATTCCTTCTTCTTCTTTCGTGTTCTGCTCTTCACAGTGAATCCACAAAAATCTCTCAGCCACCCGGCAGCATTGCCGATGAAAGGCTCGTTCACCATAAGGATAGGACGGAGCATTCCGTTCTTCTTCATGAACTGATAGTCGGTGAAGTCGAACGGATCATCCAGGTCCTCACTCTTCTTTGCCCAGATGTTCACGTCGAGATAGTCAATGAAGTCTCCCTCTGGCGGGTTATCCATCTCGATGAATCTCTTCGGAGTTAGGAGAATCGTCTCCTTAGGCTCATGGGTCATAAAGAAATTCTCTACAACCTCGTTGAACTTGTCCATGTCCATCTGTTTCTGGACAATGCCCTTTCTCTTCATGATGTCAGAAGCTTTGAGCATTCTTGTACCTCTTCTTGCTGTTGCCATAATTCAAAATTTTAATTGGTTAAACATAGTACCTTCCGAAGAAGGCATTTGGCTAGTGTGCGAGGAATCCTACCGCCTGACCTTTCCCGATGGACCAGCATAGTCTGTCTTCCTTCAGACACTCTGTACAGTTTCCGGTACACAGACGTGTTCCTTCCGGAGCAGACGTTCCGCTCTCGAAGATAGGATGCGCCTCCGGAAATCCGTGGTGGTTATCCATCTTAAGACCAAGCCATCCGCTGAATAAGATGTGCATGTTCTCAGGAATGACGTTTCCATCATCAAGGTACTCGTTACACACATCGAACATCTTCGTGAACGCCAGGAACTTGGTATCCTTATGCTTGCGAGCAATCTCGCACATTTTGTCAAGATACCATTTATTCTGGATGTCACCGCCGATATGGAATCTGAATGCTCTAGGATAGCGGTAGTTGAGGTAATCATCAATCTCCTTGAAGAATCTCTCAGGATCTTCGTGGTAGATTGCGGAGTTGATAGCTCTCGTCTTGATAACCTCTTTATAGATGAAGTCGTTGCGGAGGTCGTAGCAGCTCTTTGCACAGATTGCGCAGTTACCGCAATCCATTACAGGGATAAGCGATACGGATGGGATTGCCCCCAATTTGTTGTTACCATTACTGATCTTGACATGCAAGTCGCTGACGTTCTCTACTGCGTTCTCATAAGCTGCCTGTGCCTTTGACAGACGAGTCTTCATTCCTTCCTTACCTAATGTCCAGTAATTTCTACTCATAATTCTAATTTAAAATTGGTTAAACTTGGGGAACAAAAACCGGCGTGTCTCACGACAGACCGGCTTGAACCATTTAAACAAAATTTAGTTATGATATGAGTAGTCAGCCGCTTCTAGCGACTGGCATGTTTGGCTAATCTTTCGGCACATTCCAGTGAAATGAAATTATAGCTTCTCCATTATAGATGGAGAATGTTACGAGAAGTTTCATATCTTCCTCGCGCTCGTCATCTATGTACTGCTTATGCTCCGAAATCACTGCGGTAAGAAGGTGACAGTCGTCTCCCGTTATATTTCTGATTACCGCATTTCCGAAATCGTCAAGCTTATCCATACTGCGGAATGGCTGCGGAATGCATTTAAGCTCAACAAAATTATCCTTGATGGTAGCCATTACCGGGACACCGGCAATGAATCCGAGGTATGTATTCCCGGAGAATGCATAGTTTTCATCATCGAACATGTTCTCTTCCCACCAGTCAAGCATAACATTCTTGTTATCTAGAGGAGCAGGAGTAAGCTTGCTCGTATCAATCATCTTCTTTATTTCCTTCATAATTCTTTATTTTTTGGTTAAACATTGAATCGGTTACCGAATCAGTAACCGACTTTTGGCTAGAATGGTCCCCGGCTGGCGCCTTGCTTTAATAGTTCGATCTAGAGAGCTTTAGCTCGAAGGATTACCTCCAGTAGTGACTGGAGGAGATCCTTCGTTGAAGAAGCTCTTGTGAATTTCTGCCGAGCCACCATTCTTTAGGCGGCGAACCTTACGTCTGATGATTACTTGTTCTCGCTCTTGGCTTTCTTCCACTCAAGAATCTTGCCCTGGATGTTAATGCCAGATTCCTTGATAAGCTGCTTGAGAACACCGAGCATTCTCCAACCCTCTTCGTCGTATAGCTTTGCTTTAGACTCAAGCTCCTTCAATGAGTTGGTCTCTGACATCTTGCGGCCGTTCTTCAGGAATCTTGCTCCGTGGAACATGATGAGGTTTCTCATCGTGTAGTAGGAACCTGAACCCTTGTAGGCAGTAATGAACGCATCAGCCTGCTTGGTATCCCATGCGAGATGCTTGCGGTTCTTGTTGAACTTGCGAACGGCATCGTAGAGTTCCTTGTAGGTTTCTACAGCACCCATCTTGTTGGCAAGGTCACGGAGAGGAGTGTATACCTTTCTCTCCAAGTCATCGACGAAGATGTTTTCGTTTTGAAGACGGATATAAGGATTACCCTTGCAGGTATGCTTGTATGTCTTCTTCTTTTTTCCATCCTTGTCTTCCTTGACAGTGTAGATGCACTTGTCGTCAATATAGCTGCGAAGCTTGTTAATATAGTCAATAGCCATATCGTGTGCTACAACTCCGTTGAACCAGCGATTTCTCGCCTTGAGATTCTCGTAGTCATTGTGGTCACACATCTTCATCTGAGCATACAGCTCGTTCTCCAACATGCGCCACTGGTACTCGTAGCCTTTCTTCTGCAATACCTCGTTGAATGACTTGCCGTCCTTCTCCATGTCTCGCAACATGTGGAATATCTGACTCATCACCCAACGACGGAAGAGCTTCCAGTTACTTACGTATCCACCCTCGACAATCTGCTTGCCTACCGCATCGATGGTTGCATCGTCCATATCAACAGGAACAGCCGCACCATTTTCGATTTTGATAAGCTGATCATCACCGAGAGGGAAATATTTACTAGTATCAACACCTGCTGCCTTAAGAGCTTCGAGACGCATCTGCGCCTTGGTCTTCTTACCGGTAGCTGCTGTAGCCTCTACATTGTTAGTTACGATGTTCAAGTTCTCACCAGTGATTGTTACAATCTGCTTCATAATTCTAATAATTTTAAATTGGTTACTAAAAATTTATTTAACTCTAGTGGATGAGGCTTACGCCCCACCCTTGTTTGGCTCAACCCAGTCTCTGAGGATAATCAGGTCCCTGTCATTTTCAGACTTCCAGAACCATCTTCCCCACCTGTTCTCCCATGCAAGGTTGCCTCTTAGAAGCTGAATCAGTATGTATAGCTCCAGCTTACATCTAGCTACCTCTCGTCGCTCACCATACATCATATCTTCGTCTGAGAGCTCTTTCTCGGGCAAAGCCTTGAAGTAGTAGCGGCGATGGGATTCAGAACGCTCAGACGGCACAGAATGTTTGTATGCCATATATCTCTGTTCTATTGCGAACAGGACTACTGCATGTGTCAGGTAAGGTGTATCTTTCGGCTTATCTTCCTCAGACATTACTATCTTACCATTCACCCTACATGTCCTCTTCTGGAAGTTGACGGTGAACTTAGCACCATTCTCAACTGCATTGATAATCTCGTCGTATGTCATAATTCTATTGTATTGGTTAATAGGGATAGTGCTTATTCTAGCACTATCAAATTGGCTTCTTCGAGTTCATCCTTACTCAGTACATCTTCGTCTTCTCCGACGTGGATATAGAACTTATCTCCGTTCGCCCACTCCATTGCACGCATATACAACCAGTGAGCATCCTCGATAGAGAATCCGTCTGCGCTTACTGAATCAAGCATCTCGCCCATGCAAACTTCTGACGTTTCGTACTCTTTCTTGATTTCCTCAAGCTTCTTTAGTAATCTGCTGTTCATAATTCTTAAATATTGGTTAATGGGAGTGCGCTCAGAGAATCTGTTGCGTAACTATAAGGTCTTGATTAATACTGTATCTAAGTCCTGACAGATCCAGGTAACCACCTGGATCTTCAGGATGATTGATACCGTATTGTACAATCTATTCTCCTTGCGCACCATTCGGCTCGCAATAACCTAGTCTGACTCAACCTGATACGTTGCATTGCTTTAAGTTTTTGATTAAGGGCGTGGCATTGTTATGAAGCCAACCTCAGGAAGCGTACGCTTCCCCATCCTTGGCTTCAGAATCAATGAAACGTTCGATGAAGTCTCAGAACTTGCCAGACATCGCTGCAATGCGCATGACTTATCTCATGTATTATGTTGCATGGATATATGTTCTTGATTCGATCCCGTGTTTGGATACCTGCGCCTGCGGGGATAACGGCAGGCGGCAGGTATACCACTCACGTGATATTAAACCTCATACTCTTGATAAGTCGTGATGCAATTCACATGGTTGTTTGCAGGTACACTCATAGGTCTGTTGTCTTGCTACAGGCTGATGATTGGAACCAGCTGGGTTTACGCGGGGAGCATCGTTGCTCTAAGGATGACTCCCCGCGTTATTTACCCAGCGGGTATAAATACGCAACCTCCTTGTGTACCTCGTTTGGCAATAACGTTGTCTTTATCTGAGAGCGTGGCACGTAGCTATAGCAGCTTGATTCGAGGGCTGTTGTAAGCCGCCGGAGTACCCGGAAGTGTTCCGGGGAGGCCGGCGGCATGTAAACAGCACTCATAAATTCACTCTCCTCTAAAGACTACCCTCGTGTTAGGGTGATTCCCTGACCGATGGCTCGGCACAATACTTTATGTTTCTGATTTGACACAGGATTCGCCAGAATAGGTGATCCAGGACAATGCGCCTACTGCGCAGCCGTCCAGGATCAACTACTCTGGTTAAGAGACCTGTTGCATAAACTTCAGCCATCCGTCAGGGATTAGTGGTGTGCGCCACCGGTGGTGGTCATACGGAATGTCACATTTCTGTACTTCGTTGATGAGCTACGCCTTGTGCGGTTATATGAACATCCATGCATTGTCGGATGTTCAGATGATGTTATAGAGGCGTCGCCTGAATCGGTCCGTCCTTCTCCCACGTCCGTGTGCTCGGTTACAGAGTCTGCCGGTCAGAAGATACTGCGCATGGCTTTATAAGTTCGATAATGTCCGGTTTAGGACGAACAGAGGACCATCTAGGTATTAGATGGTCCCTGTACTCCGCAACCGGGATATTTAAAACCTTGTATCTTCATTCCGGCAAATCCTTGCGCTAGGATGCTCATCTACAGAGTATTCACCAATGTGTTGTACGCTGCCCTGCTCGTTCGCAAGGCATTCTGAGCACAACCTATCGATAGATACCCCTTGATTTCGCTCTCTGTCTTACTCCTGTTGGCTTTCACGTTCCTTCCACGACCTCGGTCTATGCAACCTACAGCCTGAGTCTTCACGTATCCGAGACCACCGACCTTTCTCTTGCCTGTCTTGACCGCACGGATGCAGTCCATGACGAAGGTGTTGAGCTTGTCGATGTCCTCTTTCACGTTTATGACTGGAAGAACCTGAGTAGACCAGGAATAATCGCAGTACCCCTTGTAGAGATACCTGTTTACTGCATTGATGGCTTTCGTCATCGTGGTGTCACGTTTCTTTATCGTCCTCTTCTCAATCTCCTTCTGAAAGGTCTTGATGCGTGTGGACGACAGAGAGATATTGTGACCCTTGATGGAATATCCCAAGAACTTAAACCAGTGATTAGCATCAAGATACTCAACCTTCTTCGGATTGAGCGTCATCTGCATCATCTCCAGCTCGCTCTTCATGATATCCATGGCTTTCTCATAGTCTTCACCGACAAACAGCGTATCATCTGAATAGCGGACGTAATATCCGTTAAGCTTAGATAGCTTGTCGTCAAGATGATAGAGAATGACATCAGCCAGCCATGCAGCAACAGAACATCCCTGCTTGAGGGACTGATACTTCTCACAGAGGTTATTGTCCTCATCGAAATAGATATCCGTGTGATAGTAGTCACGAATGACATCTATCAGCGCAGACTTTCCGTACTTCTCCTCTACCTTGTCGAATGCCCAGTCGATGAACCGAATAGGCACGGAATCAAAGTACTTGGAGAAGTCACCTTTCCATCCGATGATTTTACCATCTGCCGAGTATATTATCCGAGAAACATCTTGCACCACACGACCGCAGCCGATACCCTTTTGGTATGACGTACAGCGTGGATGCACCATCTCTGGCATCAGCTCGAACAAGAGGTCGTTTGCTATGCTCAAGAGGATTCTGTCTACAGGTTCATTCACATAGACCGTACGGAAATCTCCGTTGTCTTTCGGAATCTTGGCTGTATGAGGCGGCATTATCTTGTAATTTCCGCTCTTGATCCTCTGATACATGGCCAGACGAGCCTCAGGTGTTGTAAGCTGATACATTACTGCTTTGTTCATGTCCTTGAATAAGCCTTTCTCGATAGCATACTGCCATCTGGCTTTCTCGAAGAACATCTCTAGGATTCTGTCTTCATTCATAATTCTTATGTTTTGGTTATTGGTAGGGAGATTACTCTCCCCATTTGGCTAGTCGATGTGCTGATAAACATCTCCTCCCTGCTCTTTTTCGTTGTCAGCATAAAACTCCTGATTAGAATCAAGCTCTATTTCTTCGTTTACAAAATTGCTGGAATCGAGAACGATGACAGAATCATTGTAGGCTGTTTGTACTTGTTCAAGCGCATCTTTCTCACTCTTGGCATCGACGCTGACAATCTTGTTTAAAGTCTCTGTGACTGATACGTAATATCTCTTCATAATTCTTAATAATTTATTGGTTAATAATGTCAGAGGGATTGCTCCCTCCGTTTTTAGGCTAATGCGTCCAATACTCTGTGGGCGTTGTATGCGACAGGATTGCTGTATTTTACCCTCTCCCACTTTTTACGCTCACAAACTTTCAAGCAATACTCATGTGCTATATTCTCTGATAGTGCATCGAACGTGTTGTGTGTAATATCTGATGGCTTACCGAAATAAACTCTGTAACCATCCCTGTAGCATACTATACGTCTGCCAAGTCTGTAGATGGTTCTACTGCCCTTCTCTACAAATGTAATTCTTTCCATAATTCTCTGTATTTGGTTATTGGTAGGTAGCCAACTGGCTACCAATTTTAGGCTTCGTTCCATGCTTTCCACGCTTCATCAGTATTCTTGGTGATTGCCTCGTTCCAAAGTTTCTCCAATTTATAGAAAATCTTCTGGAAAGCCTTCGATGTTGTCTTTGGGTCAATGCGCTTGCCGAGATAAGGTCGATTACGTGTAATCGTAATTTCGTCCTCGCACCAGCAACACCTGATCATCCCATACTCCGTAGGAGAACAACCTAGGTAAATTCCTTTTGCGTCATAACGCTCTTTACGTAACCACTTCGGGTAAGGAACGTAAATGGTCCATGCGTCCACACAGAAACGGAACTTCTTTCTTGTGTCGTGATAAAGTCTCAATTTCATAATTCTTTGTATTTTGGTTGATAGAAGAGGAGCATGCAAGCTCCCCTTGTTAGGCTGTTTCTTTTAGCTTGATTCCATTCTCTTCGAGAGCGTCTTTAATCAGCTCGTCAGAGTCCTCGTAGTACTCTCCCCAGCAGGAATCAATCTGTTCCCAGTCGTAGTCGTCCTCCGGCTCACGACCTATTTCCGTGAAGACTTTCTTGTAATGGACTTTCTTCTCTAAGACGAACCCCTTGACATCTCCCCACATCCAAAGACCTATGCACTTAACCTCATGCTCAAATAGGTCCAAGGCTCGCTTTCTCCAGTTTTTTGTATTAGTGTCACAATACTTTGAGAAACGCTTCTTGTCGCAGTAGGCATATCCGCTGACATAATCTCCCTGGTTGTATCCAGTAGAGGACCACTCGTAGAATGCAATATCCTTACAATCGTGCAGAAGGTACGTGAAATCGTCCTCTTCGAGGATATCGCAAAGTTCCTCTCTATAGTCGAATCTCTTCAAGTCGCTCGGGCAGAACTCTTCGTGGTTATACCACTCACCCGCGTACAGACTTTCAAGATACCACATGCGGTCACTCTTGTCATAGCGCATACGGTAATTGTCGACGTTTTCACTATTGATATAATCAATAATCTTCTTTTGTGACACGTAGTTACAAACTAGATCCTTCAATGCATCCTCCGCATTTTTAGCGTCGACTTCGCTGCTACAACCACGAGAAAGCCCCCTGTTGTATCCGTAATCGGAATAGTCCCAGAAGTAAACTCCAACCAAATCCCATTCTGTGCAAGGGCATTCGGCATCCTCATCCTGGTAAATGGTGATTCTGTAATCACCAATCTCCTTCTTAGCAAATTCGTAACTCATATCTAATATCATTTAAATGGTTTAACATTGAATATCCCCATGCTAGGGGATATTGTTAGGCTTCCTCATAATCTTCCTCCATCATGGAGTGAACCTCTTCAAGGTAATTGCCGAAATTGTACTTGATGTTGTACGTACCGAATGCTTCGAAATACCACTCTTCAAGATATGCTCTATCCTCGTTAGCCTGTTCGCTGTCCTCTGCGGCATCAAGTCTGGCTACCATCTGAGGATACAAATCGTAGTAATCGTCGCCATCGTAGTCCGTCGCCCAGAACGTACCTGTAACGTGTCTGGGATAATCGTTGTACAGATTGGCAAAATTACCATCCATGCGCTGGTCATTAAGATGGAGATATTTCTTCATCTCTCTGTTTACCTTATGGGTAAACTCCCATGCAAGAGACTGGATATTCTTTCCGTACAAATCGGCAATGTATTCTTCTAGATCATCTGCGTCATCGAAATTATCAAGACACTCACGATATAGGCTCTCGATTACCTTGGCGAAGCTTTCCACACCGATATAATCGGCTACTTTCTCGATAACCTCACCCTTGCTGTTCATAACATATTCACAAATATTCTTTTCCATAATTCTTCTGTTTAATGGTTCATAATGGTTCCCTCCGAAGAGGGATTTTAGCTGATTAAACTCTCATTGAGCGTGTACGTATCAATGTCGTATTCGTAATCGGTTTCGTCGGTACACTGGGATTGATGGCGGTAACCGCGCAAATCCTTAATCTGCTCTTTTGTCGCTCCATCGTCCTTGGCTACCTTACAACATCTTCTGATACTACCTGCTACAACAAGTAATTCACGGCTATCGTATGTATGCCAGTTGTCTGTGCGATAGAGAGCATAAACTTTCTTTGCCATAATTCTGTTATTTAATTGGTTTCTAATGGTTCCCCACGATGATGTGGGGAGTTTTAGCCACATATGGCAATGTCGCCATAATTTCTGTAGAAATGCTTGTATGCCTCAATACCACTGGCAGCTTTCAAGTCTGTGACCTCTAGCTTACCGGTATCCTTGCGTACCTCTGCAATAGAGAATGTATTGTCGTGTGTCCACTTGATGAGGTCCACACGCCTAACAGGATTCTCTACTGACTCAACGATTTTACACTTCAGTAAATCGTCATTCAGGATTTTCTCTAAATCACTCATAATTCTGTAATTGTTGGTTAATGGAAATCCCCACCCGTGAGAGTGAGGATTGGTTTGGCTAATCGAACTCACTTTCGTCCTGCTCGTACCACCAGTCCTGGAATCGATTCGCAACCTCTTCCAGTGCATACTTGGCAAATGTGTCATAGATATTTCTGCTCTCGCCCTCGTTAAAAGGAGCATACAGAGCCTTGCCGATAGCATCATAGGTGACGGATTTGTCGTCCTTGAAATTCCCGAAGCCCTTAATCATCGTGATAAGGTCTTCTCCCAAATCATCGGCAAGCTCGTGCATATTCTCCATGATAGCACTCTTGTTCTCGTTCCAGAACTTGCTTGTCTGAGAAAAATAACAGAATCCAGTGTACCCGTCATTTGCATTTCTGCAACTATCGAGAGAATTAAGCAGTGTGTCTTCATTAACACCGCCAAGCTGCTCTACTACGGCATATGCCATCTTTACGAATGATGGATTATCAATTTTCCTTGATAAACGCATCCCATACTTTCTGTATATTCATATTTCTGTATTTTGGTTGATAATAGAAACAGACAAGCGCACTATACGCTTGCCTGTAATTTTAGCCAAAAATATAGATAGCCGTAGTTCTTGCACAAATGGCATACAGCTTTCCGCTGTGACCACGGAACAGCATTCCGTTGCATCCGTACACACCGGAAGAATAGCCTACCTGACTATATTCTTCCGGGATGGCTGCACGGCTTGAACTGTGTGTTATATCCTTGGCAGCTCATACTCTAACGAGTCTCTTCAACTCTTTCTGTGTCATTTTCTCCATAATTCTTTAATTTTGATGGTTTAACATGGTTTCTGTGCGGATAGACTGCACAGAATGTTTGGCTAGAACTTGCGAGGTCGCATGCACGATTGCTCAATCTCCTGAGCTTTCTTGTCTGCACGCGCTACGCGTCTGAAATACTCGCTCTTGTCGAGGTTCTTACGTCTGCACTCCTCGCTGATAACTGCCTTGTGACTCGCTACGAGCCTGGCAAGGAACTTTCTGTCTCCGTCTGTCATAATTCTAATATGTTTTGGTTAATAGCAGGCAGCACATTATCGTACTGCCCAGTTCTGGCTCAGAGATTGTACACCGGACTTTCTGAAGCACACAGAATCGTAGGACCGGTGAGGATGGAGAACGCACAAGGGTCGAAACTCTCGATTTTCTTCATGCTATCGATTTTCTTCTGTACTACATCACGTATGGATGACAGACTCAATCTGCCGTCGATAGGCATGACAGAATCCATGCCCACCATTTCCACAACGCTCACCTCATCGGTGAATCTCATGTTCACAAGGTCAAACTTGTTAATCTTATGATAAAATTGTACCCATTTGCTCATAATTTCTACATTTTGGTTTATAGGAGAGGGAGATAAAACTCCCTCAATTTTCAGGCTATGTACTTCTTGATGAACTCTTTAAGCTCGTTAAGCCGCTCGTCAATCTCCTCTTTGCTGCATACGCAGATGAAACGTGGAAAACAAGTATCCGTTATTTCTCCCATGTCATTCATGACACAGGCAAAACAACTTATATACCCTTCGCCGTTTTTATTGCTAACGCTAACATCAAGGCTCAGTCTTGATTGATTTTTCAATACTTTTTTTTGGATTTCCTGCAACTTAGGCAAAATCGTAGAGAGTATGTACTCTACATTCTCCTTGTATTCTTCATCTATCATAATTCTAAAATATTGGTAAATAGTATGCGTGACAATCGCCACGCACATTTAGCTCATGCACAATACCGCAATCTCAGAGAAACTCTTGGAGATAGTTTTCTTGCTACGGAAATCCCTATAGCCCTTAGTATTGTTGCTATGCCACTGGCGCGCTGCAATCTTGATCTTCTCCATCTCATGCATAAGCGCACGCTCAAAATTCTTCTGTGATTTTCTGTCTTGCATAATTCAATTTGTTTAATGGTTCTACATAGTATGCCCAGGAAAATGCCTGAGCACATTTTTGGCTACTCGTACTTGTTGAGCAGAAAAATCAGAATAATGCCATCGCCATTCAGGAGAGTCTGGCTCTTGTTCTCGTCATTTATTATGTTTTCACATATTCTCTCAAAGAGCGGATACGGGTCTCCGGCAATACTATTGTAATACAATGCCATGTACGTACCGGGGATGAGAGGATAAGAGTCCTCAGGTTCTCCACCGAATACGTCACACGCCTGTGTATTGATCAGGACACGACATACAGAGAAATTTCCCTCAACTTCCTGTGCGTCCATTCCACGCAAGAGGTCTATAACCTCATTCTTGCTTAAATCTTGCTTTAATATTCTATCCATATTTCTCTAATAATCTGGTTAATAGAAGAGAGGAGCGGAAACTCCTCTCAGATTTGACTACTTTCTGAGACCTACGAACGTTGTAGTTCCCTCTGCTGTGTAACTGGCGTTAAGCTCTGAAATCTCGTTAGCCTGAGCTATCACAGTTTTCCTTAACATCACGTTTGCTCTGTGACAATTATACAGAGTAACTGAAACAACTACTAATGCAACACACACTACGGCAAACAATGCCACGAAAATATTCTTCTTCATAATTCTGTAATTTATTTGGTTAATACTAGATACCGCCCGAATATCTCCAAGCGGTAGTTTTGGCTAGTCACAGATATCCTCTATCTGCTGCTGAATGGCATCTATCATTATGCAGATAATGAATAGACCGCACATTTCAAGAACCGCAGAATATAACACTGCTTGAAAATCTCCAAGCAGAAATCCTGCGATAGCAATAATGCCACACACGAAACTTGTAACTAATATGAGCGCAGCTGACAGCACGCCCTTGCTGATTCTCTTTTCCATAATTCTTTTGCTTAATTGGTTATATTATCGTACTGCCTGAATTTCTCCAAGCAGAATTTAGCTAAATGTTTCCAAGCACAATTTTCGTACTTGCCAAATCTATTACACTCCAGGCAGGATGAAATTCTCCAAGCGGAGTGTGGATCGCCACAGCTCACGGAAATACCACTTACCCTTTTCCGTACTGCTCCAAATATACACAAGCAGAATTCCGTAAAGAATTCCAAGCACATTCAGGAGAATTATCGTACTTGCCAAGCAAATGAATGCCGGCGCACTCTGAATAAATCCAAGCACAATTATCGTACTTGAATAAATGATTTGTCTCACTTTCATATCTATATTTTTTTGGTAATTGTTCCGTAGCCACACACGACAATTATCGTACTGGCTACAGATTTTTAGGCTAGAACTGCAACGGTAAGTCGTTTTCCGTTGTAGCTCATGAATTCTACGTGGCTGTATATTGCCTGTAAGTCTGCAATATACCGCTCCATCATTCTCTTTCCTCTGCAATCTAATGATATCGTACTCATAATTCTAAATTTGTTGGTTTGTAATTGTAGAGCAGAGATTTCTCCCCGCCCCGATTTAGCCATAGGAAGTACGGACACGTTTTTTTATTGTCTTCATTCTCTCATGTTTACTCCGTACACCTTCGCTTCAAATAATCGACACGTTCACACGCTTGATTAAAATCTGCTGCGAGCGTTTTAATTTCCGTTGCCTCGCTACCGTCCCCGTTCATGGATTCCAGAGCACCACCAATTTGGTGCGTTGCGCTTCTACGAGTACTGGCGCACACTGGGAGAGATTTCTCTTTCGGATATACCTCACGTGTGTTATTCTCTCATTACAACACGAATTGTGATTTTAACCACAAGGCTCACAACTGACAAGCCTGGCACGTTCGGAACCCGTCCACGTGTGCCACACGATAGAATATGAATTATGATTTCTTTCTATAAACTCTCATCTCGCTAGATGATACAAATCCCCTAGCCGTCGTGCCGTCTCATCTCATTCGACGCTCACGCCAGGAATTTTTGCGTATCTCTCGGATGGATGTCTCTGAGTAACACGTTACTCTCTCCCATCTCGGTGTGCCTCTCGCACTCTCGATTTACTGAGATACTTCTCTTGAATTTTGGCAATTAGTTCCCTGAGGGAGAATAAATTCTCTCTCTGAGTTAAGCCCACACACCACGACAAGGTTTACCAATTGTGTGGGAAAAATAAGGACACGACGACCCGCTCCAAGTTGAAAAACCTGGAGTAAAATTTCCCACTGGCTACCTATCAAATAGTCAGTGGGAAAACTAGATAGCTAGATTTTTCTCTAGCTATCTGTTTTGTGTTGCTTACTTTTGCGCTGCTGCTAACTTCGCTTGCAATTCTGCTATCTGTTTTTGCAGGTCTGTTATGCTTTCACTCTTCTTCTTTGCTACCTTTGCACCGCTTGTAAATGCTTGGTGCAACGAACACAACTTAGAACCTAAACGCTGCAAACTATCTATAATAGTTGTTTGTTTATCTTTGCCGTTGTTATCAAACCAAGCAAAGAAATTAGGTAGTTTATGCTTGCGTGAAAACTCGCTTACTGCGCTACGTACGCACTCGGTTTGCAAATTGCAGTAGCTTTCATCTGAAAGCACGTAATTTGTTGCTAGCTTGTTGTACTTCGCACGGGCTTTTTCAAGTTCCTTTTTTGCGCTTACAACTTCGCTATCGGTGCACTCGCTTAATAGCTTTTTGCGGTAACTATTAAGCACCTCTAAACTCTGCGCTAAAACTGCGCTACCTTTGCACTCGTTTACATAACTTGCAACCTTAGTACTTGCGTGCTCGTATCCTTGAGCACCTTTCATTTCTAAATCTTTCATATCTAAATCTGTTTAAATGAAAACGCACAATTTACCCCGTGCGTTTTTGGGGTGTGCGTAACGTGCACCACACGACGCCGGACACACGCACGCCGCCGCGCACGTGGGGCAGGACTGCCGCTCGACTACCTACATAATAGCAAACCGCATACCAAACAACCAGTAAAAAATTGAGTGTTTATGCATTTAACCTTTTGTAAGTACTTGATTTATAGATAGTTAGCCGTTTGTAATAATTACAGCGTTTGTCAGTAGTTGTTAAGGTTTAAATAATTTAACGTTTTCGTCAACGTGGCAGACTTGTAACTATCTAATAATCAAGCATTTATAAAGCTATAGTGGCAGCAATTGTTAAATATTTAACTTAAGAAATATTAATCTTTACAAATTGCTAACTAATTGATTTACAGATAGTTACACCCGCCAAAGTGGCAGTTTATGTTAAGGTTTTTAACTACTCATGTAATAACTATTTACCAATTTAGTTAAAATGTATTTAATAAGTTAAACACGAATATTTATACATGAATAAATATGGTAAATATATTTTGGTCAAGTAATTTGTAATAAGTTTTAATGTTTCACGCTTTATTGACAATGTATAATTATGCAAGAAAATGAATATAAACAAAGTTATAAAGTGTTGATTATTAAGGGGTTACATAAATTTTTTATAAATATAAACCGGCAATTTGAAATAATTATAAAAATATTGTTTCACGATGGTTTACACTATATAAACCGACACAAAGTGTAATAATTTCAGAAGAAACACCCCCACACCCCCTAAATAGCACTAAATCAGCGCGGTAGTCACCTCATCTAAAAATTTTTTCTTCCGTATTTTTAGTCTTTTTGTAAAGTTTAATTACTTTCCACCATAAAGGATAATTATGCATATTCATTCATCCGTTATTTATTAACATTTGATAGCATAAACTCTTACTTAGCAGACCAAACCATAAATGTATACCTAACCTTCATTTAATGTATACCTAAAATGTATATTTATACCATTTATTTACTAGGGTTTTACCGGATATTCAGGATATTATCTGTATCTTTGTGTTGTCGATATTTTATAGACGACATGTTGTAAGGACGACCTGACACGTGTTATCCTTCAGAAAGCCCCTGTTTATCGGGGTTTATCCTACACAATAACGGAAAATTAATATTATTATTGTACATAAATGGAAAATGGTATTGCTATAGACACATTGCACGCTCAGTTGCTAGACCTTTTGAGGCATGACGAGTACGGCTTCGAAGCGCTCCGTTGCCAGGACTGGGGTAAGGCAAACTCTGATAAGTACAACAAGCTGAAGTCTACTTTCATCAGGTCAATGAGACGTCTGGCGAAGAAGGCTCCGGTGAAGTACTACAACGGTGCTTACTACATGTTCAACGGCAAGATATACGAAGCTGTTCCGAAGATAGTTTTGGAACAGGCTTACCAGCTTCTGCTCCTCGACCTGGCCATGGCTCCGATGCTCGGCATCAGTACGGTGATGAACAAGTCATTCATGGAGGTGATAGAGTGCTACAACATACTGAGACCTACCTTCGACATCGTTGCATTCGCAAACGGAGTTGTTGACTTCGGCAGCGGTCTGAAGTATCCGAACGTGATGCCGTTCTCTCCCGAGTACCATGTCACATACTACCACCCATACGACTACAATCCGAAGGCGAAGTGCGACAGGTGGATGAACTTCATCAAGGAGGTCCTCCCAGACAGGACGTCGAGGATGATCCTCCAGATGTTCCTCGGTCTCGGTCTCATACAGAGAGGTACTGCATACAATCCGTACGAGGGGAAGGAATCATCGAAGATTGAGCTCTGTCTTCTCCTTATAGGTACGGGAGCCAACGGAAAGAGTGTCATCTTCGACGTTGCCTGCAACATATTCGGCAAGGACAGGATAAGCAAGATGGACTACGCCGACCTCACTGCTGACGGCGACGAGGGAATGAGGGGAAGGTATCCTATCAGGAACGCCATCTTCAACTGGTCTTCCGATTCTGACCCGAAGAAGTTCGGAAGGAAGAACACCGGTATGTTTAAGAGACTCGTGAGCGGTGAGCCCGTCCCTATGAGGAAGCTTGGAAGGGATATCCTTGAGGGGAACTCAATCCCCTATCTCATCTTCAACCTCAATGAGCTTCCGTTCCCTGATGATGCGTCGCTCGGATTCATCAGACGCTTGCAGTACGTGAGCTTCGATGTGACCATCCCTAAGGAGAGGCAGGACCCGGAGCTTGCGAGCAAGATCATCCGTGAAGAGCTGAGCGGAGTGTTCAACTGGATATTCCGTGGCGCGATGGAGCTGAGGAGCAGGAAGTACAGGTTCCCGGCAGCTGAGGGAAGCAGGAGACAGCTGCTTATCTCCCTTCTTGGAAGCAATCCTATCTATGCTTGGATAAGGGCGTATGATATGAGATGCAACCAAGAGGCGAGGGGCGAGATTTCGGAATGCATGCTTGCCAAGGAGATGTATGAGAGATTCGTCGAGTTCTGCAAGGCCAACGATGTCGAGGAGAAAGATATCCCTACGATTCAGAAGTTCGGGCGTGATATGAGCGACAAGTACGGCTTCTTCAAGAAGAGGTCACAGGGCGGAATGACCTATCAGGTGTACGGCGCGCAGATGATTGACCTGAAGCAGGAGCTTCTCATCAATGACGTGAAGAATAAATTGCGTGGTGAGGAGGACATCAAGCAGCCGGATAGCTTCATTCAGCCTGATGATTAACGGTTATAAAACAGATTTCTATGATAGACAAGGAATATATCAAGGAGATTATATCCCGTATCACGAAGAAGAAGGCTGACGGGAATATTGTTCCGGCCACCGCTTCGATGCAGGAGATTATGATTGCTGTTCGCGATGATGCCCTGGAGTGCATGAGGACCATGTGTAACGAGAGGGAGATTGCGGTGAACAGAACGTTGAACAGTGTTTCATTCAAGTGCCTATGAGAAGACATCACAATCCGAACAAAGTGCCGCCGTTCAAGCCAGACCCGGAGCATTGGACTAGAAAGGTTCATTCATGGAAGGCGAAGGTCGCATACGAGACTGAGGATGATGCTTGGGAGTTTCTGAATCAGATTCCGAGGTTGAAGGCACTTGGCTGGCATCCTTACTTATGCAAGGTTTGCTCAAAGTGGCATATTGGTAGATTACATAATAAATAGTTGAGATATGGAAATTAGAGTTAGCGTTTTAGGAAAGGTCGCTTACAAACAAGGAGCGAGTAGGGATGATAAGGCGAAAGCCGAACTATACCCATCAGGAGAGGGTGTGTATGCTGTAATGGATGGAGACGATTTCGTGTGTCTAAGAGTTGTGTCTTCCAAGATTCATGATGATACAAAAGGCGATTATTATGCATGTGTAGAAGAAAACTGGACGCATGCAAAAATCGCAAACTCTATAAACGTTATAGAGCACGAAGAAAGGTTGAAGGATTATATCGACAAGTGTTTCGGCCGTCTTGAAGCTATTGTTAAAAAAAACAACGATTGTATCAGTAGTGTAAGTGAAGAACTTGATGGCTTTATAAGTAATTCTCAGGATGATTTTTGCTCTATTGAGAAATCTCTTGAAAGAATAGAGAAAGATGGTGTTGGTAGTGGAAAAGGTATCAGCGAGAAGACATTATTGTCTGCCATCGAGATTGTATCCAAAATAAATAGTTGAGAATATGAAGAAGTTTAAGAAGTCGATAGAGATTAGCACAGAGAATATTTCAGATGTTCTTCAAGTGCCTATTGTTACTAGTGTATACAAGACCAAGTTCTTTAAAAATCCGTTTATAGAAGGTCGTAGTAATCCTTATGATGCTTTAGCAGTGATGTATGTTCATGTTGAAGGTATTAAAAGCGATTTATGTATTAATCAAGGAGACGTTCTTGCTCTAGACATTTGTGATACTTGGTATGCCTTTTCAAAAGCAGGGTGGGAGAAACATAAAAACGATGAGGTATGAAGAAGAAAGGATATTACGAATATGAAAACGGAATCTACCCTTTGAAGCTTTGGGTACACATCGGTAAAGACTTGAAAGAGCTGATAGATTCCTGTTTTGACAAGTGCAATGCTCCCGATAGTGATTACGGCGGCGTTACGTATTCCGATGCTGTCAGAAAGAGCGACAGAAGGCGCGGCGTTCTTGTATCGTTTCCGTGTCAGAAGGTTATGTCGATGAACTATTGCTGCCACGAAGCTTCTCGCGTCTGCGATGCCATCGAGGAACATACTGACTTGGAACACGGCGGCGAGCCTTCTGCCTACTTGATGGGTTGGATTGCGTCTTGCATCAACAATGCTCGTTTGGGTATTGGCGATTTCGTTGAACTAAAAGATGAGGAGGAATAGCTTATGAAACCGATTATAGTAATTGAACTTCCTTTGGGAATGGGCATTGATAGAGAAATCACAGAGCCTTATGGCTATGATTTATTCTACGGAGACGAAAATATCGAAGCTCAGTGGGAGAAGCTAGAAGAACTTCGGAAAACTGGTGGCGTTATTGTTGTTCAACCAAGCCATACTGGTGCTGTTCGCGAGATCCTTGATCCTTATATTGGTGAGGATGGATTTATCAAGGAATGTGGTTTACGAAAGGTTCACACAGAAGAACATGGTGATTTCTGTATTATCCTTTATCACAACCCATCAGAGGTTATGGCTCTTAGAGCATTTTATTTGAATAGTAAAAAGGAATAGCTTATGATTAAGAAAGAAGATATTAAGATAGGATTAGAGTTTGTTCTTCCGTTCAGAGTGAGAGAATACGAAGAAGAGGTGGTAAAATTTCGTCTTTATCAAATAATGGGCGAAGACCTCCCTGCATTACCAAGGTACAAAACAGATTTAGAGATTCGTGGTGGATTTAAAATCATTACAACCCCAGCCCGTCCTATTTTTAAGGTTGTAGATAGTCCGATTGGGTGTTTTATTCCTTCCATTGACAATTCTTGTTGTTTATTTGTAAAAGTAACTTGTGACGAGATTAAAAACGAGGTCTTCATGCTTTCAGTTAAAGATATTATGAAACGTGGCGAAATTTTGAATAAAGAAAATCTTGAACCAAATATACACGAGTGTTCATCTGCTGAAGATGCTAAAACATTCAAGTCTATCACCGACAAGATGATCGATACCTATAAGCGCAAGAATCACGATTATGGGAATGCTTTTTCCGAAATGTATGATGAGCTTGGTATCAACTACGGATACGGAAAGATACGAGAGAAAGTGAATCGCATCAAGACGTTGAAGGATAATGAGGCGCAAGTCGCTAATGAGCCATTGGAAGATGCTCTTCTTGACTGCGCTAACTATTGTATCTTGACATTGATGGAATATCAAAAACGTAAGGAACATGGAACAGACTGATTACACTTGCAAGGATTGCTTCTTCTTCAAGAATAGAGTTTGTAACCACCCTAATGAGATTAGGTTTACTTCTGAGGAGAATCCATCTTGCACAGATTTCGAGTATAAGGAAATAAAAGTTGAACTTTAAAATATTGTTATCATGGCATTACCATTTGGAAAGACTATCAAGACAAGACACTTCACCGTGCTGAAGTTCAGCAAGAGCTTGTCTAAGAAAGAAGTTGCTTCCCTCAGAGAGGATATCCCTGCTGATATCAAGAAGCATTTACAGAGAGGCTCGCTGCCTTTCATCAAGATTGCGAACATTGCCGGCACATGGGGTGTTGAATACTCTATCGGTACATCAATGTATGCTGCACTCGATGAATGTGTTCCTGTGGCCGTAGGGGACCATTATGAGTTCTCCAAGGATGATGGAAACATCATCGAGGCATTTGCCCAGCTTATGTATGCGGATACATCGTTGCCTGGCGATGCAGAATACACGGCAGGTAAGTTGAAGCTTCGTGACGAATACCTTGCCCGTGAGTCTGCGAGGATGAACGCTGCTGCTGACAAGGGCAAGACTGAAGAGCAGCTTCGAAAGGAGAGCGATGAGGCCGTACAGGAAGTCATCGACCGAGACAAGCAAGCCGAGACTCTTCTTGAGATGGCAGAACAGATTAAGAAGGAAGGAGGCAAGGATGAGCGATAAATTGCTTGAGGTAGTTCAAGACCATACTTCCCTAGTGCAGGCACTCCAGTTCATTTTGGAGGCCGCAGAGACGAAGAAACTGCCACCATACGGTATTCTTCCAGTATTCAACGACGACCTTCTTAATGATAGGCTTAAGGGAATACTTGAGTTGGTTACCGGAGAGAAGTATCCTTAATTGACTTCAAAGTTTTCTTCTACTTATATATTTGTTTTAAAAAGCGAGGGGCAGTATCTGTGAAGACACTGCCCCTCTTAGTTAACCAAAATAATTTGAATTATGCTCAGCAGAAAGAATCTGTGAACATTAATTGTTTGCAAAGATACTTGGTTTTGCTGAATTTCTAGTAAAACAAAGTTACTTTAACACGAATTTAACTATTTCTTCTTCTTTTGGAAAGTCGCCTGACCATTTTTAAAGATAATGCAGTCCTCGCAGCATCGAGGCATTGATAGAGGAATGTAGTAGTGGACCACATTATTTTCTGTATCAATTTCGTCCTGCTTAATCTTAGAGTAGTCGGCTATCATGGCAGTTGTCTTTTGCCACTCTGGAGAGCCAAACTTCTGCTTGCGCTGAGCGATAACGAGGTTTCTCAGAATCTCTTCCTTCGAGGTAGCCTTAATAAGTTCCTCCTGGGTGAGTTCATCGGCGTTCTCGTTCTTCGCTTTCTTGCCCTGAACCTCTGCTATTCTCTTCTGGACGGACTCTTGGGCTTCTAGCTTGTTCATCTCGTTTTCGAGGAATGATTTCTCCCACACACCTATTCCTTCTCCCTGAAATGCGATGGCCCAGCTGTCACGGACGGACATGCCAGAACCGCGGAGACTGGCGTAGATGTAATAGCGAGGGTCTTTCATCTTGAGAGCCTTCGCCTTCTTGTATGTATCGACGGATAACGTATATCCTTTTGTTTCTTCAATCATAATCTTATTTCTTTTTATTATCCTTGAATGCAAATACTGTGTAGCAACAACACGAAACGTGAAATGGCGGATATGGATCTTTGAAAGAGTGGATGCCAGCGTCTGCTTCATTTTGACAAATATCGCACGGATAACTGCTCCCTCTCTTGACGTAGAACCCGATAGCCTTGTTCTCCTGCCCATACTCCTGCTCTGCCTGTCCCCATGCTAAGGCAATCACCTGAGAGGCGTTTCTTACAATGTTCTGATAGGCGTTCTTGTAGTAGCCCTTTCCGTAAGAAGGAACATCGATGTTAATGTCCTTTCTCTTCGCCTTGGTGATGACTGATGTGTGATATGGGTCCTTGTAGCCGGTTCGGATGGAGGATAGGAGCTGCTGGTCTGAATATCCCATCAAGGTTCCTGCCTTGATCATCCTTACAATATCTTCAGCAAAGTTTCCGAGATAGACAGCGTTTCTTTCAGATGTCGTCTTTCCGTAGATGTCGCTGACGAGAAACGATTCGATGTTCTCGTTGTCAATCCCGAGAATCTTGCATGAAACCTTGGAGTAAGCAGAGATGTAACTGTTGATACTCTCCTCTGCATCAGCAGTAACGTTCTTGGCGTAAGAGAGCAGGGCTGACTCGTTTGTGAGCCTGCCCGCACCTCTGTATCGCTTACTTGCGGCAATTATTTTCTGTGTCGATTTCCAGAGAATATCTGCAACATGGTCCTCGCAGTTTCGGATTGCCTGCAAGCGCTTCCTGCTGTAATCGACAGAACGTTTTAATTCATCCATAGGCTATTAATGGGTTTGGTTGTAGTGCTGCCAGTTGTTCTCATTCGGGGCGTTCCGATTCTCGTCCCATTTGGTTCCTGACTTATTTGGGCGTCCAGCTCCGCGACCCGTACGTACGTTTCCACTACCTCCATTCTGAATATTCGCAGTAGCTTTCTGCTCCTCGATTGCATTTTGAGTTTCGTTATCCGCACGCTGAATATCCATGAGGAGGTCCTGCTGATCCTCTTCCTTCTTCTCGCGCATGATACGGTCGTATTCATCGTTAACTGGGAAGTCTGGGCAACGCTCAGATGCAGTCTGCTTTGAGAGGAAGCCGTTTTGAACAGCCGTTGCCAAGTTTGTGATAATCTCAGATTTGTTCTGATGCACATAGATTTCCACCCAAGCGTGAATAGGAAGACCGGTCATAGTGGCCATGCAGTTTTCTTCAACTCCGATACCATACTTTGAGATACGAACAAGTTGATCCAGGAACGGATGCATCTTCTTAGCATCGTTCTCTGCAACCTCGATGGCAGGAGAATAGAGCAGCTTGATAGCAACGCCCGGAAGGTCACCCGACTTCAGCTCCGGTGGCTTTACAGTGAACGAAAGCTCATAGATGAGGTCATACGACTTGTTGAGCTGTGTCGCAAATGCATCGGAAGCGTCTGTTCCGTTAATGAAGTCTGCATCACCATTCGTATCGGTAATCTGAATCATCTTAGCCGATCCGTCTGTATCTCCAACAACGGTAATGTCGTCACCATCGCCCTTCAGCTTCATTATAGGGAAGGCGTAAGCCTTGTTGTTCTCGCAGAGATAAGAGAAAGCTTCCTCGTAGTCCTCGATGTTCTTCTGTACAACAGACCAGCATGGACCGTCATCGTTTCTTACGTATGCAACAGGGATAAATGGGAAGCCGTGAGCTTTCTCTTCAACGCAAGTATAGTCGTCGATTCCGAATATCTTGGCAATTCTCTTGATAGTCTCCTTGACCTTACCTTCGTTAACTTGCTTCTTGAAGCGGTAGAACGTCTTGTCATCCCACACCTCTACCCATTCAATCTTTTCATTGCCTTCCTCATCGAAGTCGTAATACTTGCGAGCAAACACAACGAGTTCGCCAGTAAGAGGGTCGAACTGAGGATACAATGTGTCTCCTCTATCGAAAGCCAATGTGCGAGTACCGAATTTCTTGTTTTTATCGAAGAATCCGACTACAGCAGCCTCAGCAACCTTCATGTACGAACTTACAGCCTCATAGTGACGAATCTCCATATCGTGCATATACCATCCCTTCTTGAACTTGGCAAGGAGATTAATATACTCTTCCTGTTTCTTCATCTCAGGATCACCGGCAAGCTCAAACTGAATATCGTTACCTGTCATGTGGAGAACATGCTTCGTATGAATAACTTGCTGGAAAGCAAATGCCGTTCTTTGAATCTCCTGGACATACCATTTCCCGTCTTCCGGGTTCTTTCTCCAGATGTCAGGGTAGAGATCCTTGTCGAAGATTTTGTGGGACGTAGGATAGAACTCACGAAGGAAGTCCTTCTGAGTCTTAATCACTCTGTACAATGTATCTTGCGGCATCTGAGGGTCTTCATTATCGGACACCTCGTTCCTGCAATAGCCATCGTGGGTCATGTACCCCTTTGGCGTGAGTTCAAAGAAAGGCTTCTTTACGAGAATCTTTCTGAAATTTGTTACCTTGATAGCATCCATAATCCTTTTACCTTTTTATTTTTCTTTTTTGTTAAACTGAATATCATTACGTAGAACCAAGATTCAAAGAAGTCAGGCGAGTGCCCGACATATTTCTTGGCAATCTTCTTAGGTAATAGCTTGAATCCCCTATCATCGCTATTCTCGTCACGTCTGAGCATCTTACGCTCCTTCTGAAGAATCTGTCTGAGAGGAACCTTGTCAAATCCGTTTCCTGAATACTTTCTTTCAAGCAGGGCCGAGTCGATGGAAATCAGCTTCTCCTTTATCATCTTATAGAATAACCAAGCACACTGAGACTTCAAATCCTTATAGAGGTATTTGATTCCTTCTTCTTCCTGATGATTCCTAGCGATAGGTGCTGCCTGGTTGTTGAATGGGACGGCATCCTTGAAGAATCCCTTGAAGTACTGACCGATTCCCTGCATATCGTAAGTGAAGTTACATTCCTCGACACCCCACTCTCTCAGCTTGGCCTCAACTACAGAAACGAGTGTCTTAGGGTCCAGCCTCAAAACAACCAAGTCTTTACAATGCCATCCTTCCCAAAGCCACATTACGAAGTTATCGCCTCCGGTGAATGCGATATCGGCAGAGGCTCTGCGTTTTCCGTCTCCGATTTGTTCCGCATTGTCGTAGATTTCATCAAGGTCTTCCATCTTGATCATGTCATCGCCGGCAGCTTTCCAGTTCCAGTTGGCTTCCAGGTCTCGCATACGCTGTTCCTCGTCCTGTTGGGCAAGGTTGGCGAGATATGAGGCATCGGTAGAGATAAGCTTAATGTTCTCTGATACGTCAGCGCGAACGAATGTTGCCGACTTGATGAACATTTCGAGCTTTGTATAACCAAGTTCCTCATAGCTGTCCTTCCAAAGGCTATCAATAATGCCCTTGCACTGCTCGTACACCTCTTCTCTCGTATTACCCCAGTAGATTGAGTCAGGCGTATCGCCGTCCATGAAACAGTATCGTATAACTCCGTCCCTTTCCGGTATGATGTAGCCGTTCTCGTCAACCCACCAGTCAATGAACTTTCTCACCCAAGATTCCGGGTCTGGGTTACAGGTAATCCAGAAGCGGTTTCGGATATGCGCTGCATTTCGGTTGTTGGTCAAGAGGTACTTGAACTTCTTGTATGGACACTGAGTACCCTCATCGATGCAGACATAGGCATACTGACGACCCTGGAATCGTGTCTTGAAGTCCTGATACGCTCCAGCATAGTACGAGAATTTGAGCCATCCTCCGTTATCGAAGTTCCAGGTCATGTCATTTTGCGACTTATTGTAAGTTCCAAATTGGGAGAACAATTTGTAAGAGTCTGTCACCAAGGACTGCAAGTCGTCTTTTTCGTTACGAAGAATTGTTGCATGAAAATCTGGATTTTTGATATCCTTCAGAACTTCCATTAGGGAAGAGAACGATTTTGAGCCGCCTCGCGAGCCGCCAACTATCTTAATATCAGCGTCTATAGACAGCATGCGTTCCTGACCGCCACGCTGAGCTATAATCTTCAGCTTGTCGGGATGCTTCTTGTCGGCGTCTCTTAATGATTGGATATACTCTTGAGTGTAAATAGGCTCTCCGTTATCCAATTTTAATCCTGAAAATACATCCTTCTGCATAAATATACATTTAATACTGCAAAAATATACAATTTTTCTTTGATAATTGCATATTTATTCATATATTTGCAAAATAAAAGGTATATTTATACGTTTTCGAGGTGGAGGGACCACTTTCGGGATAACATTTTTAATCAAAAAACAACATGACAAGAGAGGAACTCTTAGCATTAGTGAACAAGGAGGTTGATACCACCAAGTTCAAAGAACTTAGCCAAAAGACCATCGATGAGGAACTTGATGATGTTTTGGAAGATTTCGGTGATGACGAGGAAGCAAATTCCAAGTTGGTTACCAAGTTAGCAAACCGTCTGAAGCGTATCAACGGCAACTTGCACAAGAATATCTCTGACGAGGTAAAGAAGAGCAAGGAGGAAGCTGAACGCAAGAAGAAGGAAGAGGAAGAGGAGCGTAAGCGCAAGGAGGCTAAAAAGGGTGACGATCCTGACGACAAATACTCCAAGCTGCTTGAGAAACTCGAAGCTCTCGAAAAGGCTAACGCAGAAAGAGACAAGAAGGCTGCAAGGAAGGCAACCATCGAGTCAGTAAAGGCAGGTTTGAAGGATAAGTTCGACAAGGCAAACCTTGAAATGAAGAACTACTTCCTCAATGCTGCAATCGCAAAGCTGGAGATTCCGGACGAAGATGTCGACATCGACGACCTGGTTTCTAAGGCTGAGAAAATCTACACCGCAGAGTACAAGGAGGCTACCGGTGAAAACGGTATTCCAGCAAAAGGCAGTCGCACGTCTAGCGGAGGCACGTCCACAGATGATGACAAGTTTATGGAAGAAGTGGCCGAGCGTCGAAAGAAGAGATTCGGCGGTGGAGACAAGAAGTAATTTCAGGATAACAATTTTAAAAAGGTAAAAAGATTATGGACAACACTTCTATTTCCTACATGGAACAGATGGGTACTCGTGGTATGCTTAGCCACGGCGCAACCATCGTTCAGACAGAAGGTAAGGTCGGCGGAACCCGATACGTGTTTGCCGGTCTTGAGGCACTTGTCAAGAATGCCTTCGTTCACCCACCTATTGGTGGTAAGCTCGTCAACCCATTCAAGGGTCAGGCTAAGATTTATGCCGGCGACTTGATTGAGCACGATCTTGGCTTTACAGCAGGCAACGAAGGTCCTGGTGCTACAATCAAGATTCTGAAGGCTTACGGCGTGGCAAAGGCTACTACTGCGGCTACAGACACAGACATCTACATCGTTCGTAACGGATTCGTTCACATCCCGTTCCCTGGCGATACCATCATGGTCGGTCAGAAGGACTTCAAGACAAAGGCAAAGGGTGTGACCGTGACCGCCGTGGAGGCAACCACCGACACATCGGTAGGCGACGTATGGAAGCTGACCCTCTCGGAGGCGCTTGGCGCATTGAGCGCTGGCGACGTGCTGGTGGAGGCAGAGAAGGCAGGCGCGAGCGTGCTGCCAATGGTAACCAACCCTAACTGCTTTGCTCCGAGCGACAACGATTTCCCTTATTTCGATGCCGGCGGCGACAAGTATCACAAGCCTCGTACAAACGTCAACTTCTGTATGTTGAATCCAGACTGCGTTATGTGGCTTGACCGCATGGGTCCTGTTCCTCCTGCTGTTAAGGCGATGAACAAGTCACTCTACCCAGAGTTCTGGCACATTTAACCTATTGTATAACGTAAAAAGATTGATTCAGGATTATGGCAAAAATTGATATTGGTGTCGAGCAGCTTGCGAAGTTCTTCACTGGTAAGGGTAACAACACTTACCTTCAGAAGTTCGTCAATCGTGACGGCGTACTTCGCTGTAACAACGGCTGGTATCTGACACAGGGTGACATTGATCCAGATCTCACCCCTACATCTAACAATGGTGATGCAACCTTCAAGGTTCGCACACGTACATTGAACCCTGCAACCTTGATGAACCTCCGTGCTCCTCTCGGCGAGGGCTATCAGAACGACCATGAGGGTATTGAGTGGTACACCGCTTCAATTCCAGACTTCGCTGCTGACGGCTTCCGTGAGACTGCGACAGAGCGTTACCACAAGATGAAGCTTCTCCAGGATGAGTTCGGCAACGACGCTGACCTGGTTGATGCTTACCTCGACAAGGTACAGGTATTGTACGACTCACTCGACATGACTATGACCTACATGTCAGCTCAGTTGAGTTCGACAGGTTTCATCGACTACGACAAGATTGGTCGTGGTATCCAGGAGCCTCTGTATGACGCAAAGGTTCCAAAGGAGAACTTCAAAAAGGCGGGTACGCTTGCCTGGAACGATCCAAACTGCGACTTACTTGAGCAGATGCGCAAGTTTGAGGAGGATTGGCGCAAGGAGAACATCGAGTACCGCAGTGTACCTCTCGTATGGCAGATGACCAAGAACGACTACAATAACGTATTCTTGAAGAACAAGCAGATTGCTGAGTTGTACAAGAGCTGGGCGAACGCTAACTTTATGGCAGTTTTGCAGAACTACGGTCCAAACAACGCAATGTTCTTGAAGTCTGTTGTTGACCTCAACGGTCTTTCTCCTATCGAGATTGTCGATGAGGTTGAGCACAACAAGCGCTTCGATGGCACAGTTACAGAGATTCGTGGTTGGGCAGACGGAACAGTTGTTCTTCGTCCTGCTGGCAAGCCTTTGCGTTTCATGCGTAAGGAGATCCTTGACAAGCGTATCTTTGACACCCTTGGCAACAAGCTCATTGATGTGGCTTGGGCGCAGACCAACAACAAGCTTGGCTTGCTGCGTAACATGATTACCGCGAACGGTCTCTACCAGGAGTTCAAAACAGACTTGTTCCTCGCTTCTGTTCCTGCTATGCTCGATTCTCCTTACCGTTGGATTATCGACATTACCAAGAAGGGTTAATTTCTTAACGTAACTAGATTGTATGACTATGGATTCGGAGATGAACATTTACACTGTGAACGACTACCTTATTAATAAGGTGAAGTTCGAGATGCCGATGAAGGCTCTGCTTGGCATCATGCACGACAGGGAACTTGAAAACGGCATCGACCTCGAAGCCTGCGACAAGGACAAGGTAAGGCTTGCCTATGCCGACATTCTGAAATGGTTTGTTCTTGGTCCGAGCAAGGTGAACAACACCTCCGATTCCGATAACGGATGGACTCATTCGGGAGGTGGATATGATATGTCGGACAACGACAGGAGCGAGATGAAGGCAGAGGCTAACGCTATCTATGCAGAGCTGGAGCCTGATTCGATGCTCAAGAAGAAATCCACCTTCCGGGTGACCTCCCACGGAGTAAAGAGGGCGAATTATTCTCCTTGGGGAGAATCTCTCCCTCACATCATCAAATAAGGCGTATGGAAAAGGAAAACATCAGAAACCCAAGATACCCTCACATCATCAAGATCGTGAGGAAGGTCGTCGGAAAAGCCGACCCTGATGACCCGTTTGCCGATGATGATGCTCCAGTTGGTGAGGACAAGGAAATCATTCTCTATTATGGCGAAGGCCGCAGCTACACCGATACCACTACAGAGGGAGACAAGAACGTCGACCAGAACAAGAGGAAGGCATCGATTCCGGTCAGATATGACGAATGGGATGCTGACAGATGTCCTCTTGACGGCGACACCATCTACTCCACTGTCGGCAACAACACCGAGGTAGGTATGGTTAAGGACTGCGAACCGGATAATAACAGGACTGTTGTGTATTGGAGTTTGACAAGGGTTTAGATTATGACAAGTTTATCAGGTCAGTTTTTACAGGTCGAGAAGAAAATCCGTCAGATGGCTGTAGCAAAGATGCAGCAGAAGATGGACCATGCGGCTGAAATGACAATGAAGGCTGCTGACAAGTCTCGAAACTATGATGACGTAACCGGTAACTTGTACAAGTCAACAGCCATCGGTACATATTACAACGGCTCATTGCAGTCGATTCATTATGCTCCAGGCCCAGAGCCAACCCGAGTAACCCTTGCTGCCGGAGAGAGATACAACCTCGATAAGTATTATCGCAGCTCATTCTCCTTCAAAGACAGCGGAAGGAGACCTTACAAGGGTGAATACGGAGAAGGTGGTGAATATGGTCCAAATGCGGCGTGGGATGAACTTGTTTCCAGGGAGCACAACAAAGGAAAGTACGATGCTACATGGCAGATGCTCCTTGTTGCCGGTGTGGATTACGCTAAGTTTGTCGAGGTTAAGAGAGGCCACGACGTGATTACATCTCTTAGAGAATATTTGGTTAGATACTTTAGAACGATGTAAGATATGGTTAGTATTAAGACTCTATATTTCGATGTCGGCAATGCAATGAAGGGGATTTGCGACAAGCTCTACTCCCGGAGCCGACCAAAAGCAGTTGATACGAAAATCAACAGCTACATCGTGGTATACTTTCCATCTAGTATCTACAATAACGAGATGAACTCAAGTGGAGTTTACAATGATTTCACCACTACAGCTCAAATCGAATTGTATGTGCGCGATAAAGCTTCAGCAAGAAATCCAAACACATTTGATGTTTCTAGCGTTGACGAGAAAGTCCAGGAGATTATGGACAGATTTCCAATCTCCACAAAAAATCTCATTGTTTCCAATCCTCGTATAACACTACAGACAGACGATGGCGCAGGTTTTTCCGTAACAATCATACAGGGAAGGTTACGCACGAAATAAGTATTAAGGTATAACAATTTAAAATATTTTAGATTATGGCTATGACAACTATTGACAAGATGAAGGACATTTTCAATGGTCCTAAAACTCTGCTCTACTCAAAGGCTATTACCGATTTGAGCAAGGCTACAGTTGACATCACCCCAGAGGTTGAGCTTCCGGTTACCGTTGACTCGCTGAAGGCGACTATGGATGACCCAACCATCAACCACTACAAGGTTATCGGTCTTGCAGGCGACTGGGCAACTACCGCAGAGCTCGGCGACTTCAACGTAGAGTTCGTTGTTCCTTCAAAGGCAAAGGACTTGCTGACAATTATGTTCGGCGAGGATGCTATCACAGAGCTGACCAAAGTTACTCTGAAGGGTACAGGTGACGCTACCCTCGACGCTACTACCGGCTTTACAGGTATCGCTGTTGAGCCTAAGAAGTTCAAGATCAAGGGCACTATCGTTATCGTTGACGACGAGAAGGAGAACCTCATGGTTATTACCAACATCGCTCTCTACGCTACATTGCAGTGGGACAACTCCGGTACTGAGCCAGTTGCATTCAAGTTCTCCGGCTCCATCGAGGGTGCAGGTAAGCGTAGCATCGCTTGGCTTACTAAGGCTCCAGCTACTGGTGAACCAGGCATTGGCGGTTAATCAAATAAAGGCTTCTTTAGGTAATTAGATTCAGGATAACAAACCGTTGGGCGGCAGGCTAATCAACAGCCGTGCCGCCCTTCTTCATTTAATAGCATACAATCATGGCAGAAGAAAAGAAAATAGAGCAGCCTTCAGTGGACTTGCAGGAGTTGCTTGACAGCGTGCTGCACGACGAGCCTACCGAGTTCGTGTTCAGAGGAAAGAAGCACAAGCTCGGTTGGCTTCGCAAGGGAACAATGAGCAAGTGTTCCCATATCCGGGCAAAGGAGAAGAACGAATGGAAACGCAACGTCAAGATTTGTGTCTGCATTCTCCTCAACAACATTTGGAAGATACGATTCCTGTATTGGATCTACTGGCGCTGGCTCTACTACATCAAGGATGTGGATATAGCCGATGTGCTGAGAGTCCTCGATGTTTCTAAAAAAAAAATTCCATCGAACGCATTCTCACTGGCTACCATATTAGCGACCGGGATGACGGATGTGATGATGACGATGACGAGGAGCGAAGCAAAAGCTATCCAAGCAGAACAAGCTGGGGAGCAGCCTTCTCACTAGCGGAGAAGTTCGGTTTCCTCTTTCAGCGCAAGTACTTCATCGCAGCCTACGACTACTGGTGGGGCTATTCATCGGCACAGATTGACCTCATGGTTGCAGACCAGCCTCTTGTCGTCTATCCTAAGACCAAGAAGGAAGGTGGTCCGAAGAAGCACACCAAGAAGGAGATGGATGACCTCTACGACAGGTGGGTGGAGAAAAAGAAGAATGAGGGAAGCCTCGTTGGCAAGAAGATAAGTCTTGCTGATTACTTAAACAATAAACTCTAATTTTAAAATATTCAGGATATGGCAGGTGGAAATATGGGAGACCTCAGTTTCTCGCTCACTCTTAAATCGAGAATTGAAGAGGAAACCAAAAAGATTACCAAAGAATTAAACAAGATTGATGCTACTGGTAAGCAGGCACAGAATGCTTTGGAAGCAATATCCGAAGCAACGAAGGGTATTGGAGATAAGGGAGGTCAAGGTTTAAAAAAGTTAAACGACTTTGTTAAAGAATTACATCGTAACATTGGTGTATTTTCAAGCGAAGATTTCTTTAGTCCAAAAAAACTTCAACAGCTGGAATCTGTTCAGGACGGGTTGTACAAAATAGGCAGAATACTCGGAGAGGTGTCTAAGGAAGGTACTGGATTCAACATATTCCCTAACAGTGTTTCCACTGAGGCAAACAAGGCAGAGAGAGAACTTCATAAGTTATCTTCTATTATTGAAGAAATCAACAAACGCCATGGTGAAGGAATACAGATGTTTGGCGTCGATTCAATGAACAACATACGTCAGTCGTTGTCAGAGCTGTCTAAATACAGAACTGAGTTAGAACAGATTAGGAATAACGGAGGTATTCATCCTATTACCGGACTCACAGCATCTGATGTCGTAAAGAGTGCTGGATATCTCAATGCTATAGATGAAGCAAAGACTTATGCTAAAGTTGTAAAGAATGCTATCTTAGAAAGATACAAGACAGAACAAGATGCTGAGAAAAAGCGAAAGAAAGACGAGGCAGACGCAGCACGCGAGGCAAAAGCAAACGAGAAGCAGAGACAGAACGAGTTAAAGAACACTGAACGTCGATACGATTCTCTTGGCAACAAGGTTCGTCAGCTTCGTTCGGAATACAGCAGGGGCATCTCTATCGGTGCAGATGTGAGCAAGGCTGAAGCCGAGATTAACAGACTTCTTTCTTTAATGAGAGCCCTTATAAATATCAAGGGAAGACTTAATTCAGAGAACTGGAAGGATAGCCTCGGTATGCTTGGCAACATTGGTAGTGGACACGATACCACTTTAGCATCGAGGATACTTCAAGACCAAAAGACAATAAACCAAGAGGTTCAGAAAGGTATCGAGCTTGAACAGAAGCGTCAGCAGGAGATTGCTCAATCTGCCGCAAAGGCACGAAACGACCTCGCAGCAGCATTCGCCGGAGCAAACGCTGAAGCGAAGAAGATGCAATCCATAGTCGGAGATATCAAGTCTCTCTTCTTACAGGGAGGTATTGTCTTTGGCGCACAGCAATTCTTTAATTCAATCGTACAGACCGGTGGTGAGATTGTTCAGCAGCATGTTGCGTTACGCTCAATCCTTGGTGATGTACAGAAGGCTGACGAGCTGTTCGCTCAGACACAGCAACTTGCGTTGCAGTCTCCATTCAAGTTTGGAGAGCTGAACCGAGATGTCAAGCAGCTGGCTGCATTTGGAGTCGAGGCAAATGACTTGTATGATACCACAAAGCGACTTGCGGATATTGCATCTGGTCTTGGTGTAGACTTCGGACGATTGGGTTTGGCATTCGGCCAGGTAAAGGCTCGTTCTTGGCTCGATGGTAAGGAGTTGCGCCAGTTTGCTTACGCAGGACTTCCTCTCTTACAGAGAATTACGGAGCTTTACAATTCAGAAGGAAAGAACGGAAGGAACAATTATACCCAGGCAGATGTCAAGAAGATGATTAGTGCTAGACAGGTTAGCTTTGAGGATGTCCAGAAGGTACTTTGGAAGATGACGGACGAGGGTGGTCAGTTCTACAACATGCAGTTCGTTCTGTCCGAAACATTGCTTGGTCGATGGAATAAGCTCATTGATGCCTGGGACATTATGCTTGGAAAGTTCGCAGAAGGTAAGAGCGTTGTCGGAGGTACTTTCTCATTCCTTATTAATAGAACAACAGATTTGGTTTTGGCTTTGGATAAGGTCTCTAACGCAGCACTTGCATTCGGTGCTATGTATGCTTTGCGTAAGGGTGCGACAGCCATTGCTTCAAGAGTTGGTATAAGCAGTAACCTTGCAGCTTTGCAGGCTGAACAACAGGTAAAGCTAAGAACTTTCGCCGTAGAGCAGCAGCAAGCTCTCATTGAGGGTAAGATAACCCAGGAAAAAATGAGGCAGAATATTGCTGACTACCAGGGAATGCTGAATAGCAAGATTAATACCAGAAATGCTGTAGAGCAAGCTGCACTAGAGGGAAGACTTAGCGCGTTGAAGATGCAAAAAGCTTTCCGCGAGGGTCTAATATCCAAGGAGATGATCGAACAGCTTCGCCTTATGGGTATGATAAGCGCAAAGGAGTCCGAGCTTATAACTAAAGAAGGAACAAGGGCAAGAATGACGCTTGCTGTTAACCAGGCAAAAGGAAAGCTTGGAGGATTCTTCTCAGGATGGAATATTGCAACACTTGGTATTACTATAGGAACAGCTCTATATTCGGCATATAGTCAGTTCAAGGACAGCATCAAACAGGATACCGATAGAATAAACGAGACTGCGAAAACAACAGTAAAGACACTATCTGATACGCTATCGGAAGTTGGCAATAAAGGCACTGGCGAGACTCTTCAGCAACAGGTAGACAAGATGACTGATGTCCTTAAACAGAGCGGACTCTATACAGACTCCATTAAGGAACAGATAGATAGTACTGATGACCTCGGCAAGGAGTATGATATCTTAAAACAGAAAATCATTGACGCTAGGAATGAGAATAATTTCACTCCAAGCGAAGGAGAGAACTTCGCAAAGGCAAAGGAGGCTTCTGGTGCTGGATTCGCAGGTGGAGCAAGTTGGTTCGGTCAATGGACAGGTATCGGTCAAGACGATATTGACGAAAACATAAACGACGTTGCAGGGAACCTTGCTCAGCTCCAGATGAAGATGGAGAAATTCGGCGATTCCACAAAAAACTCTATGGAGAAAGTGGCAAACTCGATGCTTGGAGCAAGGGCGGCAGGTATGACATTCGAGGAAAAACTATACACGCTATATACAACTGGCGGAAAAGGGGCTGCAACCTGGCGTCACTTTGTTGACAAAGTAAGCAACGGAAACAAAGACATGAAGGGAAGTCTTGAAAATTTGGAAGACGACCTTCGGCATTTTGGAGCGAATTTCGGCGAGATAGCTACCGACGATATTCCTAAATATCTCGAATATATGGCCAAGAGTAGGAATATGGACATGGTTGAGTTCTCAAGGTGGTGCAAACAGCACCCGGATAAGTTCAGAACCATGCTTGACCAAATGTTATCTGAGGCGAACAAGAAAGTTCCTGGTCTTGTAGCGAGACTTCAAAGCGTAGCTATGGCTATTTTGAACATAGGAAAAGCAAAGCCACAAGAAGGCAATACTGGTCCAAAAGTTTGGAAAAACCCTAACAAAGTAGGAACTATCGAAAGAAAAGTCTTCGGCAAGCTACAAAAGGCAGGAAAGCTTAAAGGAGGAACATATGGTTTCTGGCAGAAGGAAATGGCCGAGTATCTCCACAATCTGAATGGAGGAAATAGTAACGGATGGACTTCATTCGGAGAGGCTGTAAGAAAGAGATATAAGGAGGTCCGTGACGAGAACGACAATGCAAAGAATGCAGGCGACAGACAACCATACGTAAGGGAGCAGCGAATGCTTGAAGCAATAGCGGCTCAGTCTGGAATAAGTCTTGATGTAGGCAAGAATAAGGTTACTGGTCACTTCGGTAAGGGCAAAAACAAGAATGGTCGCGAAGAAGATACTGAGCTCAAACGCTTGCAGGAACGCCTTAGCAGCTTGAAGTCTGCAAGGCAGATGTACCAGAAGTACAAGAGCATAATGTCTGATGAAGAGGCAAAGAAGAAGACTTACAATCTCTTCCCAGAGGTTACCGGTCTTAATCTTGACGACTATCAGAAGGCTGTCCATTCTCTCCTTGAAGGACTCAGTATAAACACCACCGAGAGAAAGAAGTTCCAAACTTCCATCTATCGTGAGGTTTCAGAGTGGCTCTTCGATGAGAAGGACAAGAAGGAGTACGAGAAGAAGGCGGCTGATTTCACGGAATTATTGAACAGGTTGTCAAGCCAATGGGACTTGTACAAAGAGTTGCTCAGTAAGACTGGTGATAAGAATTTTTCCAGTGCTGCATTCAACAACCCTGGATATATCGATGACAAAGCAAAGGAGCTTATAGTCGAGTATAACAATAAGTTCGGAAAGGACTTCCAGAGAGAGAATGCGATGTCGATGTCCGATGGTGTTGCAAAGGAAACTCTTAAAGGCCCAGGTGAATATGAGGCGTGGAAGAAGATAGTTGACCTTCTTCGAAACAACTATATCAAGATTTTGCAGGATGCTGCCGACATCATCGAGAAGACGGAAGATTATGAGGATAAAATCTTAAAGATAAGGGAGAGATACAACGAACTTATCAGCAAGACGAATGATCCTGGTATTAAGGCAAGGTACGAGATTCAGAGAGACAAGGAGATTGGGCAGGTTAAACTTGACAAGTTCAAGAACTCTTCTGATTATCTCAACTTCTACGGAGCCATCGTGTCTCTCGGTATGGATAAGGCTCAGACTATCGGAGCAAGAATCAGGCAGAATATCAATGAGGCTCTACAAAGCGGAGCCATTGATGCGAGAGAGTACGCCAAGGAAATCAAGCAGCTTGATGAGCAGCTGTCGAAACTTATGAACCCAAGAAAGACATTCCTCAATGGTGGTCTGAAGGGAATGGCCGAGCAGAAGATTTCTGATGCCAATGAACATATGACGCTTGCAGCAAGCAAAATTGCCGATGGTAAGAGAATCCGCGAGGAAGGCCTCAAAAATGGAGATCTTGGTAAAATTGCTAAAGGTAACTACCTGATTGCTAGCGGAGAGTCTATGATGAAGGCTGCTAATATTCTTTTCAAAGATGGAACAATAGCGAAGGAGTCTCTTGATAAGTTTGCTAACGTAGTAAGCATTATCGACCAGAATGTCCAGGGAATGAGTGAAGCATTCAATGACATCAAAGAGACTGCTTCCCTTCTCGGAGCTGACACTGAGTCTGATGGATGGCAGGACGCTTCTGCGTTCTTCGAGACATTCTCCGGCATGTCAAGTTCACTGTCAAAGGTGGTAACAAGCGCGGAGTCCGGCAACGTTGGTGGAATCCTTGCCGGTGTCACTGGCATATTTACCTCTCCTATTAAGGCGTTTGCAAAGGCTCATGATGCCAAGCTCGACAGGCAGATAAAGCTTGCAGAGAGACAGCTGAATGAATTGAAGAACCTATCTAGCAATATCAGTTCCGTTATTGAAAAGACACTCGGTGGAATCTATTCTTACAATAGGTCTTCCGATGCGAATAAAAAGCTCAACGATGTCAAGAATGACTATAAGGCTTGGGATGCTTTTTCTAAGACCGATATTGGAAAGAATTTCTTTGGAGGTCACAACTTCAGTCACTACAGCAAGGAGACTTATGACGCTGTAATGAAGACAGAGACGAATCCTTCCGCATACGCAGATCAGCTCGCCCTACTCCACGCTCAGGAAGACGAGTTGAGAAAGCAGAGGCAAGCCGAGGAGGACAAGAAAAAGACGGACAAGGATAAGATTGCCGACTACGATCAGCAAATCAAGGAGATGCAGTTGCAGATTAAGACGTTCGCACAGGACTTTCTGAAAGACGTTTACTCTATCGATATGAAGAGCTGGGGAAATCAGCTGACTGATACTGTTGTGAGCGCATGGACTAAGGGGGAAGATGCGGTTGAGGCTTACAAGAATAAGGTCAAGGAAATGGTTCGCGAAGTTACGAAGAATATTGTATCTCAGAAAATCATGGAGAAGGCACTTGAAAAACCTCTCGAATGGCTTACAGGTATCCTTGATGAAAAGGGTAAACTTGATGAGACCGACATGGACGATTTTGCGGACAAGCTCTACCAAGTTGGCGAAAATGTAGTTCCTCAGTTAACCGGTATCTTCGATGCTCTAAAGGAAAAGGGACTTGATTTGAGAGAAAACGGAAGTTCCTCTTTGACCAACTCGATAAAAGGCATTACCGAGGAGACAGGTGATCTTTTTGCATCCTATCTTAACGCGATTAGACTTGATGTCTCTGTAATTAGGGAAATGCAGGGCAAGTTCCTTCCTGAGATGAGCGAGATTTCAAAATCTCAGCTCACGCAGCTCAACCTTATTGCTCGGAATACCTTGCGTAATGCAGATGCAGCAGAGAGAATCGAGAAAATTTTCATTGAGTATAACGATAACTTCAACAGAGTTATCAATGGTACGAAATCTTTAAAAATGAAATAATTATGTTTGAAAAAAGAAATTTATCAGACAGAATGAAGAACGAGGCGGTTTCACTGGGTCTTTGCGCTCAGTGGACCGCCGAGTGGCACGACAACTCATCCAAGCATGAGATGGTCGAGAAGTTTGTTAAGGGTATCGACTTCTGTATCGGGAAGAACTGGCCTTCGACCAAAGATATGAAGAAGTACTTTGGTGATGTCATTCACGATCATGGTGTGTATGTTGACGAGAACGTTGACCTGCAAAATCCGAAGGTTGTCATCCTCAATGGAGAGTGCGTAGCAAATATCAGCTATGACTGGATGGACAGTGGAGAGATATACGTAAGACACAACTCTTCACTTTACCTGAAGGTTAAGGGATTCTCTAGGGTGTTTGTCAATCTGTTAGATGGTGCAGAGCTTCATGTTGAATGTGAAGATACCGCAAAGTGCTTCGTCTACCAATACGGAGGAACAGTCGTGAAAGCTACCGGACCAGTCAATATCAGGGATAGACACGACTTTAAGTTCAATTAACGCATATTTATGCGCATATTACTTGCATATTTATGTATTATTTTGTATATTTGCAATTATAAAAAGTTGATTTAAGGTATGAAAGATTATTTCAGGATATACATGCAGAAGGAAGGCGATGGGAACGAGGTGAAGGACTCCATCGCCGACTTCGGTATGTACGTTAGCGAGAGTCCGTTCAAGCCTTGTGATTCTGTCAAGGAACCACCGAAAAGGGAGTGGCACGATGAGCATGGTGATGACGAATATATCGGAAAGGATGGACTCTATATGGCAGCCTACGAGAATAAGGTTAAGTTTATGTTCCACGGCGAGGCTTTCGGCGCTAACGAGAAATGTAAGGCTTTTATTGATTACATCCGCAAGTCAGGCATGATGAAGATGTATTGCGACTTCAATAGAATCGGAAGACAGCATGTAAGACTTAAGGATATTGATCCAAACCTCTATAGGGATCCGGATAACGAGGACTTGCTAGTCCTCTCTATTACTTTCAAGTTTAACGACCCTGTTACTGATATTAAGCCGATTAAGGATACACAGGGCAATATTTCAAATTTAGTATAGCATACAGATGAGCGCTTGGAATATTTATCATAAGGATGGCTCGAAGCTGACAGACGTTAACGGAGAGCAGATAACCGTTCATGGATTGGAGTACTCTGATTCCTGGATGGGTGAGTGCTTTTTGACTATCAACTTCAAGCATGAAGTGCCTATCAACTTTCAGATAGGCGACTATATTGTCTATCGTGGCGAGCGATTCGAGCTCAACTACGAGCCGGGCAAAGATAAGCAGGCAAGACCTGACACCTACGGTGAGGGCTTCGTGTATGACAGCGTAAAGTTCAACGCATTGCAGGATGAGCTTGCCAGGGCAGAGTTCCTCGATGTGGTATTGAACGATAACGAGCTTCACTACACTTCCCTGCCGAAATTCCCATTCTATGTACAGACTTTGGATGATTTGCTAGACAGAATCCAGGCATGCTTAAACGAGCAGATTGGTGCAGGTCTTTGGAAGATTTACTCCCGAAACAAGGACCGTTCCGTTCAGCGTGGAGCCCTTGAAAGTGAGTGGTTGTCGGTTTATGGAGAGAAAACCGACGATAACGTCATCGAATCGATGTCCATTACAGTGGATTCGCAGACCTGTTGGCAAGCCCTTGCGCTTGTGAACGAGAAGTGGGACATAAACTTCATCGTCAGAGGAAGAAACATCTATGTCGGTACTACCGGAATACAGGCTAATCATATCTTCAAGTACGGACTCGGCAACGGACTCTATGAGATTGTTCAGAACGCTGATTCCGATCAGAGTGTCGTTACAAGACTAAGAGCATATGGTTCCGAGAAGAATCTTCCTTCTCACTACTATGCGGACCTCGGTGTCAAGTATGTGGCGAACATCACGAAAGTCGTCGGGGCCAGCACGAATGTTACACTTGAACTGGACCTCGATTATATAGAAACATATTTCAAGAATCCGAGAAAGTATATTGTTCCTGGGGAAACTGGCGAGCAGTCTCTCGGTTGGGTACTTAAGGTTACATTTGATTTCAAAACTGAGATTACCGGTTATGTAACACAGGCATACGACTCTAAAAAATGTAGATTCTATTCTGAGCTGAAGGGAACACAGACTGACACCGGAGATGAGGAATCAAAGGAGAAGCTTGATGCGTTTATTGCGCAGGTCAAGGCCGAAAATACAAAGATGTATATCACGTCCGGTCTCAACAAGAAGGCTGTTCCTTCATCTATGAAGGAGTATGCAAAGAATCTTCCGAACAACATGTCCATCAATAGACTTATGTTGCCTGGATTCCCTCATGTATCGCTGAGCGATTTCTATAACTCACTCACGAATGAAGAGAAGAAGTACGTGAATCCTACCGGGAGACAGCATAAATTCTCCACAGATCCGCACAGGCCATACATCGATTCTATCAACATCGAGCAGATTGGCCTTCGTTCTGCATCGCAGTTCTTTGAAACAGATGATAAGACAAATGGAGTTATTGAAATCTACCCTACTATCGAGGAGATGGAAATCGGTGGCGTACGTGTTGATGAGATTGATGAGGGTGTGGCTCCTGATGATGACGGAAGATTTGGCGATAATGAAACCGTAAAGAATGTTGATATCTATCTTAAAAAGGCTATCGACTTTGATATCAACGACTTAAAGGATGACGACTTCTCCATCTCGATGAAGGATGGTATGTGTGGCGGACGAACATTCAAGGTAGCTTCATCAGCCAAGATTGATGGAAGATGGAGGCTTACTATTGAAAGAGTAAAGGACGACGCTCTTGAGCTGTGGTTCCCATACAAGGACTACCCTATCAAGAATGGCGACCATTTCGTTCTTACCGGCATCACACTTCCTGATTCGTATGTCAATGCTGCGTCTCTGAAGCTCCTTAAATACGCCATAGCATTCATTGACAAGAACGACTACACAAGGTACGTCTATCAGCCTAAGGTTGATGAGATTTTCATGGCAAGACAGCATGATCTTGCTGAAAAGGATACTACAGGAGTTATCAAGAGTCTTCATGATACGCTCAAAGCCGGAGACTTGATGGAGTTTGAGGATACTGACCTCAGAATTGGCGGTGTAATATCCATAGATCAGCTCACAATCAAGGAAGAAGATGGTAAGATTCCTACCTACGATATAACTCTTCGCGAGGATAAGGAGGTTGGAACTATCCAGAAAATTCAGCAACAGATATCGTCGCTCCAAAGTGGAAATGGCGGAACAGGTGCAGGATTGACAACTACACAAGTCAAGGGCCAGATTGCAACAGAGGGAAGTAAGCACTTCATCTCAAAGATAAACGATGACATAGCCAACGGCACGATCACTTGGGAAAAGGTGCAGAAGTTCTTTAGTGGATTGCTTATCGGTAACTCCAACAATGAGAACGGAGGCTCGTGGACTCCAGATGCAGAAGGTCGTTCGCACCTCATCACAGATTACTTGGAGGTAAGAATGAAGGCTATCTTCGAGGAGCTGGTTATCAATAAAACATCCACCATCGGTGGTAAGGAGATAATCTCTCCTGCTGGCGGTGTGGTGGCTCATAAGGTAGAAGAAGTTACTGTGACATACAATAATGTGTCACAGAAGGCTTATCGTTGCTATTTCTTAGCAGAGCAGGATGGTGATGCGGTAGATAACGACTTCGCGATTAACGACCAAGTGCGCTCGGAATCATTCAATGTTCGCAAGGGCACTTATCACAAGGCTGGCAATCACTTTTATTGGCGATTGGTAATCGGTCGTGATGAAGACCCTGTAGAACTGGAAGGAAAGAAGTATCATTATATCGACCTATCCGATACCGATTGCGCTACGGTAAGCGATGTTCCTGCGAAAGGTGATGTGCTCAACCAGTGCGGTAATAGAACCGATGTAGAACGTCAGAACTGCCTTATCTTCTCGGCGGTAGATACCTATTCGCCATCCATTAGCCTCTATCACGGCATCAACAGCTATTCCTTTGCCAATAGGGAGTACGTGGAATATGGTGTGAATAAGCAGAATAACAAGGCATTCTTCAACGTCTATGGCGATATGTATGTAGGCGATAGACCTACAAAGGAGAATGGCTATGAGGGCAGCTCTTATATCAGATATGATAGCAGCACTAAGCAAATGTCTGTTAAGGCTAAGATTTCCGCTAAATCCACTGTGGATGGCAAGGAATTGTCTCAGTATTTCAATAAGATTGCCGAATTGCAGAATCAGGTGGATGGTGCTATCGAAACGTGGTTCTATGATGGTGTTCCTACCTTGAAGAATGCCCCAGCCATCAGTTGGAAGACCGATAAGGATAAAGAAATCCATCTTGGCGACCTTTACTACGACAACAAGACGGGCAAGGCATACCGCTTTGCCAAGGATAGCAACACCTATAAGTGGACTATCATTACAGATACCGACATCGCCAAAGCCCTTTCCGATGCAAGAATGGCACAGGAGACCGCAAACGGGAAGATGAAGGTGTTCAGCGTTCAGCCTACGACACCTTATCAGGTTGGCGATATATGGGTTAATGCCACTTATCCTTCTGACGGCAGTACCTACAAGAATGAGGTATTGCGCTGTCAGACCAACAAAGCGGCTGGTTCTCAGTTCGCCATCGGTGATTGGATTAAAGCATCTAAATACACCGATGATACCGTTGCCAACGCAGCCAAAAAGGCAGCAGAAGATGCTCAGAAGGCGGCACAGACCGCACAGACGGACATTAAGAACCTCGGAAAGACGGTCACTGATAATAAGAAGGAATTCGATAATTATGTTACCGATGGCTACCTAGAGCCTTCCGAGATTGCGGCAATGGCGCAGGATTCTAAGCGACTTGAAGATGATTTTGCGGCAGCACAGAAGTCGTACAATGAAGTGAAGGGAGCAGAGGTACTGAAGGACACCAAGGAACTCACTGACCTCACTTCCGCTTTTGCTACCCTCACGACTGCCAAGACGGAACTCGTTACGGATCTTTCAGATATATCTAAAAGATACAATGAGACTGATACCAACGGCAAGGCTGCTATCGTCTCAGCCGTGGGAACGAAGTTCACCAACTTTCAGTCCACATACAGCGCATTCTATGACAAACTTGGCTTGGCAAACGCCTATATCACTAGCAAGATATATGGTGACTTGAAGCAGAATATCACAGACCTCGCAGGTTACAAGTATCTCAAGGATGCGCTCGGTCAGACTACAGATATTGACGGTGGTCTTGTAATGACAACACTCCTTGCGCTGAGAGACGGAGACGGAAACGTTCAGAGCGGTATCAACGGAGCAATAGACCCGAATAGAGGAAAGAAGAGTATCGCAACATGGTGGGGCGGTCAGATGGTGGATAAGGACTATAATAGCGGAAATCTTACCCCTGCAACCTCCCTCATCCGCTTCGATGGCTCTGGCTACCTTGCAAACGGGGCTATATGGTGGGACGTGAGCGGAAAGGTTCACGCAGACCCTACATCGTTTATCATCAGCGAAAAGAATCTTGGCGCATACCTCATCTTCTTCGAGCCGACCTGGAAGGAAGGAAGTGCAGGAACGAGCGTTGCCGACCTTGTGTCTTTGAAGCCAAACGCACCATTCTCTAAACTTGGTGTATCGGGCGATGCTACATTCGAGGGTACAATCTCCTTCCATGGCATTAAGCTCACGTATGATTCCACAAACAAGGCTATCAAGATTGATGGTAATCTCTATGCCACAGGCGGTATCACGGCATACGGAGCAGGAGCATCTACCACGGGCGGTGGTGGCGGCTTGAACGGCAGTGTGAAGAGTTATTCAAGTGCCTTGAAGCTTACATCAGAATCGCTGAGTGAGATTGCCTCTGCCTACTCCATCAAGGCTCTTGATTCTCGTATCTCCAGCCTAGAAGGTGGTAGTGCTACTGCTATTTCTGTCAGCGGTAGCGGTAATGCGGTTACGTCTGTCACCAAGAATGGTACTACTATCAGCGTAGTTAAAGGTAGTACGTTCTTAACTAGTCATCAGTCACTTGATGGTTACGTTAATGCAATATCTGTAAGTGGAAGTGGTAATGCTATCACGTCTGTATCTAAAAGCGGAAAGGGTATTACATTTACTAAAGGTGCTACATTTTTAACTTCTCACCAAAGTCTTGCTAACTATTATACCAAAAGTAGTGTAGATTCACTTCTTAGTGGTAAGTCGGCAACTAGTCATACACATAGTGTTAAGATTAACGGTGTTACTAAAACTATTGCAGCTACTGGTGGAACTGCTGTAGATTTAGGAACTTATCTTACTAGTCATCAATCTCTTAATGGGTATGCTACGCAATCTTGGGTTAAAAGTCAAGGTTATCTTACTAGTCATCAAGATGTTAGTGTTCTTACTATGGCTAATGATAGATATTATACTGCTGGTCAATGGGGTATAAATATGAGAAATTCCGATATTATTGGAGTTAATAGCATTTATACTAATGATGTATCTGAGACCCCTACTGAAGCTATTCTATTTTGTAGAAGTAACGGTAACTATGATGGTATTCGTGCAGTAAATGGAGAGTTATATTTTAGCGATAATGTAGTTAGAACTACTGGAAAATATAATGCTGAATATAAAGTTTATCATACAGGTAATCTTACTAAACTTAGTCAACTTACTAATGATAAAAACTTTGTTACTGGTTCTGTAAGTGGTCAAACTATTACTATCAATGGTGTTTCTACTACTTGGCAAAATACTTGGAGAGGAATTACTGATAGTTATAGTGGAACTTCTACTGGTACAAGTCTTAGTCAAAAAGGTGCAAATAGTTTATATAATGCTTTGCATAATGGCTATGCTAGTAGTGCAGGTAATGCTGACACTGTAGATGGTTATCATGTTAATGGTAGTAATGTTGCACCCTATGGACATATACCTAGTATAGAAAAAGATGGAGTAATGGAAGTAGGTAAATATATTGACTTTCATAATGATAATAGTGGTAAATATGATTTTTCTACTAGATTACAAACTACTGATAATTATGGAAATTCAGTTTATTTGCCATCGCATAATGGTACATTAGCGTTAACATCTGATAATGTAGCTTCTGCAACAAAACTTGCGGCAGCAAGAACGATATGGGGTCAAAGTTTTGATGGTACTGGTAATGTTAATGGAACTATTTACATAAATAATAGTAACTCTAGTAATGGAGCTATACGATTAAATAGTGATATAAGTTCTAATGCTCGTATATCAGCTATAGACGACCAAGTAATATTTAATACAGGTAATGCTATTCGTTTTGGTGAAACTGCTTGGGATTGGAATAAATGGGCTGGTCTTAAATATAATCATTCTGATAAAACTATTTATCTTGGTATAGCTAATGGTTCTATATTTAATGCTAATAGTCCACAAAGTGATGGTACGCTTAGACTTGCAGGTATTAAAACTGTAACTCCTGATAGTGGAGCTAGAATTGGAGGTAGTGGTAGTTTATATATAGGTAACGCTAATAATTCTGGTTGGGTTTATGTTCAAGACATGTGTAGTCAAGTAAATAGTAGTTATTGGAACATAACACAAAATGGTAGTGCTACATTTAAAAGTCTTACTGTTACTGATGTTATTAGTTGTAATAGTATTAGTGTTAGTAACAATGCTGTTATTGCTGGTAATTTATCAGTTAACGGTTTAATAAATAATAAAGGTATATTACCCACAAATTATGAAGTTAATAATAAAGGAAGGGGTTGTTTTGTTTCAGCTGATGAGTTATGTTCTGGAATTACTGCTATTACTGATAGTATACCTGTTACAAATGTAGATATACAATACTCTAACGATAATGGTACTAATTGGACTAATTATAATATATCAAATGATACTAAATTTAAGGCGTATGCGAATGTTGCAGGTATTGATAGTTTATTCTTAGGTGGCAATGTTATTACTGGTAATACTGATGCTGAGAAATTAGCTCAAATAAAAAAGAACCAATTAATGCTTACATTTAACGTTCCTAATGATTGCTATTCTCAAATTTATTTTGCTAGTGTTGATATGTCAAACGGTGTTGGTGTTACTTGTACTGTAGAATTTATAAATAGTAATGGTGTTATAACTAATACTTTTACTAAACTTATGACTGGATGGAATCAACTTAATTATATAAATCTATCTAATGGTAACGAAGGTTTTCCTGTAGGAAACAATAATAGAAGATATATTAGATTTAAGTTTAAACACGACCAAAATACTACTGCATTACGTAATGCTCAAATATTTAGAATACGAATATTTGCTTTTACTAAATATTCATTTCCTACTGACAGATTTATGGGTCATACTGGTCATATATATAATTTCGATTATAATATGAATACTTACTTCCCTAATAGTATTCTTGCTAAAGGTGGAGTTACAGCTTATCAATCTTCTGACATCCGTTTGAAGAAGGATTTGCGGAAGCTGGACTACTTGGGTATCATCAAGGCAATGGGTGGCACGTTCGGCTTTGCTTGGAAGAAGGACAATACAAGGTCTATCGGTTGGATTGCCCAGCACGTCTTGTGCAACCCTCACTTAAAGGACATCGTGGAGACGGACGAGAAGGGCTACTACAAGATTAACTACTGGTCTCCGAAGCTGATTGCAACGGCATTCGGTGCTATCGAGCAGGTGGGCGATGAGGTCAGCAGGTTAAAGGCTCGGGTGGTCTTCCTCGAATCAGAGGTTCAGCGATTGAGTGGAGATAAGGACGGCAATAACAAGAAGAGATTAGATAACAAGAATATTAATTCATTAAATTAGATTAGAAAATGGAGAATTTAAAGATTAACAAGAAAAGTGAACAGACAGCTGCCACTTACACAAAGGGTGGCTATCGAGTAGAAATCACCTACAATGTTGACAAGACTGGTGGCAACATCGAGAGCATCAATATGAGTATCTATGGTGACCCAAATGGTAATTATCTCGGCAATGCCAACGCAAGCTCCAACGGCAGCGAGCTGACCTACAACATCAGCGGTGTTCCGCAGAGCAAGCTCAGTGAGGTATCAGCATTGATTAAGGAGGTCAATTCCGCTATCGCCGCTAATATGGCAAGCGAGGCAGCAGAGTAAGTATCGTGAGTATTAACGCAGGGTGGCTCTTATAGAGCTGCCTTGCCTAGTGTTCAATGTAACAGTAGAGCGAGTTGTTACTAAAGAAGTTGTAACAGAATTAGAAACTAAAGTTGAATATTTAAAAAAATAAAGATTATGTCTTACAATAGTGAAACTGGAATTATTAGTGCTCCTGTTAGCATTGATGATGTTAAACAAGCTCTTGGAGAGAGTAGCAATGACCTTGCTACTCTTTGTAAGAGTGAAAATATAAATATATGGAGTAAGTATAAACCTATTAGTTGTAAAGGTGAATTTAAAGAATATCCTATTAGAGAAGACTCTGAGGAAATAGTAACATCTTCATATAATAAATATACTTGTGTTGTTCGTTGTGGTATGAATATACCTATGGATACTTATAAGAACTTACGTTATAATTATGGAGGAGAAGGTTTTGCTATTGAAGCATGTAAAGAACTTTATATTGATAATGTATATGGAGTTAGAGGTATTGATAAAGATGCAAGTACTAATTCGCATACTGTATATGCTTCAGGAAAACATTTTCCAAAAGGTGGTGCTAATTCTCCTTATAGATTAGGTGATTTTAGAAACTATAATAGTAAAGCAATAAGTAATATGTTCCAATCTTCTATTCCTACGTTATTTAATGTTGAAGTTTATTATTCTTCAACTCCTAAATTTAATTGTGTTCTATATAAGAATACAAATGTGGATGATAATACAAATGTTACTATGGAAGATATAATTACCGATTTGTATTTAGCTTGGTCTTTTTGGATTCAAATTTGTTATGATTCGCCATATAATAATACTGATAAGATTTATAAAAATTATTATGTTGGTAATTGCGAAAAACCAACAGATTTTATATATGCAAGTAGAGAAATAACTTTTGATGTAGGTAATGATAAAAATGTTACTATTGTACCTTTTTTAGCATATACTCGTAATGCAACTTTATATGATAATACAAAAATAATTTTTATATCTCCTCCGGGTGCTATTAGTTTTAAATATTATCCTAGACAAATTAATATGGAAAGTATTAAAAGTGGTTCTAGTGGTTTTGTTGATTTCTCATCGTTGAGAGAATTAGTTGGTGCTACTTGTATTTGTAAAGCTAAAATATATAAACTTCCTGATGCTACATTTACAGTTAGTGATGGTACATTTAGAAGTGTTTGTAAGTATGGTAATAATAAGACAACATACGGAAGAGGTTATGTATCTAATAGCTCTGGTCAATATACAGGCTCTGTAACTATTCCCGAAGGTGATAGAACAGATTATATTGAAGTATATATAAGATTTGATAATGTTTATGAAGGAGGGTATTATGGACAAATGTGTCAATTATCTTTTGAAATTAATATAGATGGTGGATGGAAACAAGTTCCTCCAGGAGGTAGTTATATTATGTATTAAAACGTAGATGTTCTTAATATAATAAATGTGCTAGAAACGTATTTGTGGTTTACGTTCTCACCGAGAAAGCAGACACGTTGCGACCTAGTGATTACCCAACGTGGGGAAGCTGATTTTTTAAATTCGTAATTTTTGCTCCTCCTGCATTGCTATTCGGAATTATTTTCTTAACTTTGCACTGTTAATAGGAAAGATATTCTGCTATGGCAATCTGGCGAAGAATATTGTATAACATAAAAATAAAGAAACAATTATGAAAAAGATTAAGACAATCGAGGCTGTTGCAGCCTACAGAACATTGAAGGCATTGAAGACATCATCAATGAGCGATGATGCCGCTATGCGAGTTTGGAAGAATATGAAGGCTCTGCGCCACGTAGCCGATACCTACGACAAGGATGTGGAGGAAGCACAGGAGAGCTTGAAGGACGATAAGTTCGAGGAGATGCAGCGCAAGCTCCAGGAGTGCCAGCAGCTAGAGCAGAAGCACGCCGATGATGGCTACGAATATAACAAGGACGATTCTGCCAAGTTTTCGGAGGTCAATGAGTACTTCTTCAATCAGAAGCAGAAGACAGAGAAGTACTTCTCAGACCTTGCCAATGCCGAGGTAGAGGTAGCCATCGAGGCAGTTGACGAGAAGGAGTTGTTCAAGGCAGCGAAGGATTGCGGCTTGAAGTTCGCTGATATGGAGACCCTTGATGTTGTGATAGGATAAACACTGATAAGTAGATATAGGAATAGCGTTAGAATTTGGCAAGAAAGCCGTTCTAACGCTATTTTTGCAACCATCTACTTTCAGATTGTTACTTTTTATAAAGTTTAACACAGAAATATTCTCATTTCCGCTGGTTTTGTGCAAAAGAGTGTAACTTTGCAACATCATTTAATTAAAATCAACGCTTATGAATAAAGAAGACGAAGACAACCTGTTAAAGTGGTTGAAAGACAAAGATGTCAGTGAGGTTATGGACTTACTGATGCGACACGGTAATCGGTATAGCAGAAGGATTCTGAAATTTTTCAGATGGTTTTGCAAGTACGTTCCTATCACGCTTATGTGCTTTCATGCATACGGCATTTATGAATTCTCTCAGCATCCTCGTGAAATGTTCATCCCTTATGCGGAGAATGCAACTTGCTATCTCTACATATATTTTATGGTGTACGTCCTGCCAATGGTTTTGATATTAGCAAGCCGATTTTTCTTCTTGTGTTGGAGATACCGCATTCCCTTCTTCTACTTTGCAAGCATCAATGCGGCTCACATTGTGGAATGGAGCTGGTATACCACCAAAGATATGGTAGATTCCTGCTTTACGGTCATGGTGGTAACGGCAATATTCTATCTGTACTCTTTTGTGGATTTGTTTATAAGTCGAAGTAAGTTAGGACGTAAAATCTGTGCATAATGGGAAAGATATTGAATTATAAGTTACTCGGCACGGCTTTTAAGTCGCTGAGTGATGCTTGCTTTAAGGCTGACGAGCAACAGCGAAATGGTGAGGTCATCACCGCTTGCGGAATGAGTGATGATGACCTAGATAGATTGTGTGACATCATCCCCGATATGCTTAACCCGATGATGAGCACCGAGGAAGTCAAGGAGAAGCTTCACGTTTCTGATGCTACCCTTAACAGGATGGTGGCTAGGGGCGATATTCCTAATGGTGAGTGCAAGAAGCGAGGACACACTAGGTATTGGAAGAAGTGGGACATACTACACTTCATTAAGAGTAAGAGAGGTAAGTGATTGCCTCTCTTTTTTGTTATTTATGACATTACCTTCTATCACCTTAAATCTCTGATAATCAAGCACTAAAAGAAAGTGTGATAGAGTTATATTTGCTCTCCCCTATTCTTCGTACCTTTGCATCCGTAACGTTACAATAGTGTTAGTTAATATTAAGGATAACTTAAAAAGATTGTAAAAATGGAGATGACAGATGCAAAGGTCGTAGAAAAGAAAATCTACGAAGAGGGGAAAAAGCATGACGATTATGCTTCTAAGGCTACAGGTAATGCTGGTCTTACCCTTGGTATCATCGGCACAGCACTCGGTGCTGGTGCTTGGTTGCTTGGCGGTAACAACCGCAGTGTGTTTGGTTCACTCGGTGGCAGCAATATGCCTGAGAACGTGAACATCAACGCCTATGGGGCTAACGCAAGTTCAAATCAGCCAACTGCCTTGCAGGTAATGGAGAAGGAATGCGATGATGAGGTGAAGTTGCTTACCTACATGTTCGGTATGAAGCTCGACACCGCTAACAAGTTCTACGCTATGCGAGAGACAGACATCGCAGAGAAGTTCTCTATGTATAAGGGTGCTAACGATGCTATCAACGCCGAGAACCGCCGTGCAATGCAGGCTGAGTTCGGTCTTTACAAGTCTCAGATTGATGCTGATTTCGGCTTGTACAAGAATCAGAGAGACCAGTACGATGCGTTGCAAGCAAAGTATAGCGACCTCGACAAGAAGGTAGCCGTGATGGAAGCCCTCACTCCTTACAAGGAGAAGCTGATGATGGCTTACGTGAACGAGAAGTGTTGCCGCAAGATAGATGGCCAGCTTGTGCTCCCATCTACACCAGTAGTTACTGGTTACGGCAGCTATGGCTGTAACTGCACTGCTCCTTCTACTCCCACTACAGGAGCGTAACAGAGCAGTAAGGAAGCCGGTTAGACGGACTAAAAAGAAATGAGTTGGTGAGGGGTGTTTACCCTCGTGGTGGATGCCCTCTCACCTCTCTATAATATATCACCAACTTTAAAGATATTGATTGTTATGATGAATTTTGGAAACAGCCCATTATTGGATATGGGTACAAGTCAGCAGCAGCCGCAGATGATGGATGCCGAGCTACAGAAGATGTACGAAGCAATACAGCAGAAGCGAGCATCTATCAATATGCAAGCGCAGCAGTCTTCCACCCCTTTATGGGATGAGATTGATAAGATTGAAGACAATCTTACAGGCGCACAACGTCAGTACTTGATGCAGAATCAAGAATACGTCAATAGCTTGCAATATGTGTCTAAGCTAGTGCAAGACGAGGAATTGCGCATCATACGCCCTCGTATCGAAAGCACTCAGCAAGGACAGGAGGCATTAAAGAAACATTTGTCTTTGATACAACGACTGAGAAAAGAAGTAGCACAGGCGGAAGAGCAGAAAACCGCTATGCTTAACGACTATATGACAAATCATAGTGATAAAACGTGGCAAGAGTATCTCGCTATGGTTCAAGGGACAAAGAAGGGAGGAACTAAGAAATGAACGTTACAGAATTGAAAGAGAAACTGCTTACATCGCTTGATTTGTGGGCAGATGCTAGAATAGACGATATGGTTAAGGCTAACCAGATGCTCGCCATACCATCAGTGTACATGAAACGTGCGGCGCACAACATCATCGCCAAGCACAAGGATAGTTGGGGCAAGAGCATTGACAACGCTACCCTATTCATCGCCGATGAAGACGGCAACATAGATGCCAACACGATATTTGAAGATATGATGCAGATGCTAAAATCCGTGGAAGATTACAAATTCGATGTAGGTTTTATACACGGACATATCGACAAAGGAGTTGTGTCTATTGACCTGCCAGATGGAATTGCTACTGCTATCCTCTTTGGAAGCAAGCGAAGCATCAACTTCACAGAGGAGGACTTTGTAGAATTGAAAGATTTGATAATAGGTTAAAAAATATACAAGATATGGAAACAAAAGACATTATGAGTAAGTTTGATGAGCTTTATGGGATTATGGCTTCGTCAACCAACGTAAAGTATATGCACGTATTCGGTAATACGATGCGTTGCATGATGAAGGATATGGCATCCAAGCACCCAGAGTTGGCACAAGAGTATCTTGATAAACTTTGCGCTATCAAGTGGAAAAACTATCTTACGAAGAAGGAAGCTTCTGAGATTACAAACGGTATGAATCCACCAGTAACCTGGGATATGCAGACATGGATCAATGCTATGACCGGTCTCGGACTTGCAACAGAGGAGAAACCTTATTACAACGATTACGCTTTGTACGTTGCGATGAATCAGGTTGTAAGCGACCACGGATGCACCATTGCTAAGATACTCGGCAAGGAAGATGTTAAGGACATTGATACAGAACATCTGGTTAAGTATGCCCACAGCCTTGCACTCGATTTGTTGAAAGACAAGGATGGTGTATACAACATCAGAGAGTATTTTCTGAAGTAACATCAAAAATATACGGTTATGAAAAAGGTATTCGAAGACATTATAGCTAGCAATGATATGCAGGCTATCAAGAACTGTGTTGCGATCATGGCAGATTGTTGTGAAGTCGGAATGAATGACAGCGTAATGCTTGATGTGATGAAGCAGGTCCAGGGAGAGATTGGCGCGTGTCATTATAACGAAGAGATGGCAGATATGCATCTTTGTCTCATCGGTCAGCTTCATACAAAAGATGTGGCAAAAGACTATTGGCATGAGGTCAAGAATGACAACATCAATCTCGAAGACTGGTGCGTTCTCTGGGGAGAAATGGTAAAGCGTAACGACGCAAAGATAAAGAAATGGTTCCCGAAGATCAACACGTACAACTACGAGCAAAAGATTTTCGATGAATGTATTTCCTTCCTGGAAAGTGGCAGACTTCCATATTACGACTTGAATGTCTAAAGTTTTTCGTTATTCTGAATGAAGTTTCGGTTTTTTTTGCTATCTTTGCAGAAAGAGACCGAAACTTTATTTTTATTAATTATTCAGGATAACGAAAATGGCAGAAAGATTAAGAGAATTATTAGTAGGGGTCGTGATAGCGGTCGTAGCCTACTTAAAGCCTATTGATGGAGAATTGAAGACATTGGCTTTGGTTTTCTTTCTCAACTTTGCGTTTGGATACCTTAGTGGTATGATAGCTAAAGGTGAGAAATTCGAACTCAAGAAGGCACTTATTTGCGTAGGTCACGCAACGATATACTTCGTTCTATGTGCAGCCGTATATACCATTGGTAGATGGAAAGGGCAAATGGATGGAGCTATTCAGTGTGTGTCAATGATTACCTACGTTGTGATTTACTTCTATGGCATGAATATCACCCAAAAGATGATGGAGATATTCAAGAAAGGTACGCCACCATGGATGGTAGCGAACTTTCTGCATTATTGCCTTGGACTGTACTTTTTGGAGAGGATACCTTTCCTATCATCATTTTTTAACTCATACAAACAACAGAAAGGAAATCAATCATGTTAATTACAATAGATAGAGCTTGGAAAAAGGATGGCTATACTATCAGCCGTCTTTACGTCAACGGTGAATTGTTCGGCTGCAATACTCTTGAAGATGCTGATAGAGGATTGCGCCAAGATATGCAGCTTGAAGAAATCAAGAAGAAAAAGGTGTATGGGCAGACTGCAATACCACGCGGCAGTTATGAATGCGTATATACCTACTCTAACAGATTCAAGAAGATGCTTCCATTATTAAAGGATGTGCCAGGGTTCGATGGTATCCGTATTCATTCCGGCAACTCAGCAAAAGACACAGAGGGGTGTATTCTTATCGGCAAAAACGATAAGAAAGGATGGGTTAGCGATTCTCGATTATGGACTAGCAAGCTCATTCAGACTATGAAGACAGCTTGGGATAAAAAGGAAAAAGTAACAATTGTAATTCAGTAGCTTATGAAACTGATAGATAAGATAACAAAGGTTGTAATTACCATTGCAGTAGCAATGCTGATTCTATCAATGTTCTGTAGATGTAAGGCGAAAGAACGTGTGATAGAGAAACAGACATACATCACCGATAAGCGTAACGAGGCTAAGTGGGATTCACTCTTTAACGCAAGGATTATTAAGGAACTGGAATCATACAGAGCATCGCATAAAGAGTCTGTAAAGTCTACCACGAAAGAGAAGACTCATATAAGGGATAGTACAGCTTCGAAGTACGATGCCAATGGTAACAAAGTCGGCGAAGACAGATTCCACTACGAATATCACGAGATATCGCAGGAGGACGTACAGATACTGAGAGATAGTATTTCTAGTCTTAAAGAATACAAGGATAGTGCTGCGATATATCATAGCAAGTGTGACTCCTTAATCTCAGTGATAAGTAAAATATCGAAAGATAAAGTATATGTTGAGAAACAGCTATCAAGGACTGACATGGCATTTTTAAATATAGGTAAGATAACTTCAGTTTGCCTTTTCATAGGCATTCTCGCATTTTTAGGTTTGATATACTGGAGACTAAAGCTACATAAACGTTCTTAGTTTTTTCTAATGTTTTTATTTGGTTATTGATTTATAAACAAAAAGGGGTGACCGCACGCGATGTGTAGCCACCCCTAAACATATAGATAATGCACAGAAATTATTCTTCAGCTCCCTGGAGGAACTTGATACCATACTTCGTCTCGTAGTGTTTCTGCTGATCTTCACTCAGCATCTTTGTTTCGCTGTCGTAGAACACGGTAAGCAGCTCTCCGTAATCTTTGTCGTAGAAGTAGTTGTATTTATTGCAGAGATAGTTCCTTGCACAGAGACATCTGCTCGGAATGGTCTTAAACTTGCGTCGTGTCTTCTGTTTTATTCCATTCGTTGCTCTGTATCTGTCAAGCCTCAGCGTCTTTTTTAGAGATTCAGAACGTTTAGCTATTATCTCCGGTCTTATTATTGCCTGTGCACATTTCAACCGAAGTCTTTCTTCCGTTTCCTGGGTATGAGTAACGCCAAGTGCCTTTGCTATGCTTGTTACACATGACTTTGTTATCCCAAGCTCTTTGGAAATTTCGGAAGAAGAGTAATCCGGATATAGCTTACGGACAGATTCCCTGATCTTCTCTCTTTGCTCTTTTCTTGCGTCCTTGAACGAATCCCCATGCAGCCTATGTAGCCACCAGTAAACAGTCTGTACTGCGCAACCGAAGCTCTTGGCCATTGCGTAAGGAGATTCGTAAGGGTGTTCCTTTATATACGTTTTCTGTTCATCTGTGATATTCATGTATTACTTTTTATCAGAAGAGCCGTAACCGTTATCGCCGCGCTCTGTTTTGTTTAATTTGTCCGTCTCGATAAGCATGATGTTGTCACTTGTTTCAAGATGAAATTGTACCACTTTGTCACCAACCTTATATCGCGGCATTTTTGGAAATACGTGATAGAAGACAGCAGAAATCTCGCCAACAAAACCATCATCAATGGTTGCTTCTGAGTTACTGAGAACCATGCCAGTCTTCCATACAGAAGAGCGAGGGCGGAGCGTGAAGCACCTAGAAATGTCGGCAGGTTTGTTGCGGTTTTCAATCTGCAATGCAAATCCGAGGCCGTACTTCCATACATTAGGCGCAATCTCTTCTTCTGAAGTCGCATAGCAGTCATAGCAGAAATCATCGTCATGCGCCTTGGATGGCATAATAGCGTTCTCGTTGGTCTTTTTGAATAAAACAGGCACACCAACAACCTCGGTGAATCTATCAATCTCCACGCCGTCAACATTTACCTGTCCGTAGAACATATCAGCAGGGCGAGTCCAAACCTTGCACTCTCCATAGAGAGCCTGATAAACAACTTCTTTCTCCTGAGTTTCACTATTAGTGACCTCAGTAATAAATCTGTAATAACCTCCTTTAAAATGTCTGTAGATCTTTTCCATTTTAATATTTAAAGTTTAAAATTCATGTTTCTTGCAAACCTTATCACAAGATGTTTCGCAATCTTTTTTGTAGCACCATCCATTGCCTAAGATGTCTTCGCATCCCATCCAAAGGCAGTTACCACAACATCTTCCTTCTTTTTCCATATTACTGATGTTTTATCACTTCCAAATACTTCAATTTTGCGAATCGGTATGAGTGATATATGTTACAAAGATTTTTCACTTTTGAAGTGAAGCACAGAATGCAGCCTGTATAATCATCAAATCCTAAGATAAATATGCTTTAGTTACGCAATACTTATATTGCCATATCGTTTATACATACTTTGGAGATATACAATATAGCCAGCTAATGTTATTTTATTTGCATTCATATTCTCTTCTTTTTACCACCTGCGAATACTTGTGTCATGTTTATCGCAGATTTAATATCTTCGTAACTGACACAACAAACTGTTGCCACATCTTTAATTGCCTCATCCATTTTGAATTGCCTTGCCAAAAACTGATTATTCTTTATCAAGTTGACGATTTCTTCTTTCGTATGAATGCCTTTCCAAAATAGTTCGGTATGTGAGCCTCCTCTTTCATCATCTACAGAGAACGGAACACCATAATTAGTATAAACCTCTCCGTGATGCTTGATGAGATGGCGACCAGGATTCTTTCGGATATTATCTATCCAAGTTTCATTATCGCATTCGCGCCATATCTCATACTCTGCCGAGGTCAGCACTTTGTCGATGCCGATAGGATAATGACCGGAACACCCATTTGTTCCAAAATAAATAATCTCTGCCATATTCTCTTCTTTTTACCCTCTCCTTGTCGCCAAGGAGAGGGCGGTTAGTTACTCAGTTACAACCTCCCAATCTTCCGCAAATACATCAGATACGGAAGGAACCCAAGAATCTGCTCTTCCATCTGGATTGATGATAAGCATCTGATTAGTATAGTCAATGTGAGGATTCTCACGGTTCATCAAGATGATCTTGGCAGACTGAGGGAGTGACTGCATATTAGGAATGATGTCACCTGTGATATGAGAAGGAACCTGCTTAACGATAAACAATCCCTTGCCATTCCATCCCTTGCGTCTTACCGCAAGACCTGCCTTCAATAAGTCAATAGCACCACCGAAGTTAACAGAGCCTACTTCACGATAGGCTTTCTCAAACACGTCCTTAGGAGACCAGCTTTCATAGCCGCCCTCATAGACTACCTTGTAACCGTCTTCACGATTCATGGATTTTGGCACAGCATCATCTTTGAGATACACTTTGCCATCAACTCGCCACGCTGGGGTGGCATTCACAACTTTTGTTCCAATGTACTTTTTCATCTTACTATCTATTTTATATCCTTTGCAGGATGGTTAATCAATCTTCTTGATGTTATCGATTTCCATGCCAAATAGTACAAACAATCTATTCGAGCGAGTGCCATCTTTCTTGGCTGGGTTGATTCTTATTACAATATCGCCTGTATAGTAACTATTATATTGTTCTGGTGTGATGGTCTCAATCCAACTAACATCACATCTAGAGCAGCTCACTTTATCGCCAACCTTGTATGGTAAGCCCTCAATGTATTCCGTTACGTAAGAAAGAATCTCGTCATTTATAGCATTAATAAGATTTTGTTTCTTAGTAACCTTTGCTTCTAATTCTTCTTTTGTCATATCTTTAAATTTATGCCCGAAGGCGGAAATAATGTTCTTTTGTACTTTTTAGATATTCACCACACGTTTCTTTTGTAAGATATTCCGTATCAGAGTAAGCATTAAACTTGCCTTCTTCCACTTTTCTAAAAAGGAATCTAATATTACCCATATCATCAGAATATCCTGTGAATTGCAAATGATTTTGCTGTAAAGATAACCATCCCAAGTATATTTCGTAGTCTCTTTTAGAGAATTTGAACCAACGAACATTGTTCTTGCACCATCCAAAGTAACTTGGATCAATTCTAAGAACCCTTGTAACAGGCATACCCTTATATTTACCAAACGTAATTATATTCATAACTCCATCTCTGAATCAAGTCCTAGCCCGAATAGAATGTGTTGAAGTTGATGAACATACTTAATGTATGCAATTTGTTTACAATCGTGATTATCTGTAAACGGATATACATCAAACTCATCACCGATACCTTTTTCTATGTAGATAGGAAAATATCCATATTCTTCAATATCGGGCTTTGTATATACCAAATGACTATTCTTTACTCCTCTACTCATCACTTTTTTCACCCATCCATTCTTTTCTAGAATCTCTGTAGTGATAGGAATCGGAGATACCTCATCATTATAAGTTTGAATCCAATCGTCTTTAGAAGAACCTTGAAACCCTTTACCAATAAATACGACAAGACTATAGCAACCTTTTCTTCTTAAAAAAGTAATTGTTACGAAACCTATTTTTCCCGTAGCTTCTCCATATTCAATTTTTACTATATCTCCTGGTATATATTCTAATTTATTCATACGCTCTAATCTTTGCTATTAATGAAATCCTCATACTCACCTATCGTGATTTCCACGAAGTCTGGATTTTGCTTCTCAGCTCTAATACTATTATCGAAGTAAACGAAAATGCGGTCTTTGTGACGTAAAAGCTGGGTGATGGAGAATCGGCTGACGTACGGAACTTCGATATTCAGTTCCTTCAATATCTGGAAATGATGAGTAAAGGATTTATATGATGTAAGTACTGCTGCTATTGCCTTACCTTGCTTACTACGCTTGTTAGGCGCAATAGCTATATAGTAACCGTCCTCCAATTTTACACCGTCTATCTTCTTCCACACCTTCTTATCTAAGGTATCGTAACGCTCAGAAAGAACCCATATAGCGGTAATCTCGTACACTCTTGTGAGAGTTCTGTTAGGCTGGTAGCCCTGATATTTTTCAAATTTGAAACCTACGGCTTCTTCTACTCTTTTCATGTAGGCTTGATGTTCTTCAAATTCTGCATCGAGAATACTCTTAATGTATTTATAAGCCTTACTTCCCTGTTTTGCTTCGTACAACATATCTCTTTACTTTTTAAGTTTATTGAACTTATCCTTATAAGGACAATCATCGGCTACAGACTCTATATTGTAGCTCTGACCTTGCAACTTACAAGATATACAATTACCATATCCGAAGCTCCATACAATGAAGTGTGGGCATTGGATCTCCTTACATATTTTTTCTATCTCGTTCATACGCTTTCCTTTACTTCTTTAAAGATTACACTTTTATGGTCTGAACGTATTTTGTTGCTACAAGGGTATTTACGCCATGCTTCACAATGAAACATCTTACTATCAAAAAAGCACCCTTTGCAAGATTCTTTATCAGTCTCGGTAACTTCAAGAGCTACTCTTTCTCCAACTTTAAGCTCTCTCATTGCTCACCTCCTTCCTTTGGGAACAAATCCTCAACATACACCCAACGCCTTAATCTTTTTTCATTAAAGAAACCCCTAGCCCATTGAATATCGTCAGGTATTTTTAAAGATCGATAATATATGCCACCTTTATAAGTATATTCAACTATAACCATTTTGCCGCGAGGAATATTCTCCTTAAAGACATCGTGACACATTTCCTTCAAGAACTCATTGATAGCCCACTTAGCGCCTGCCTTGAAGCCTTCTTCAGAAGCATTAATTACTGTAAAATCACATATACCTTTTAAATAATTTGTAGATTTCACAGCTTCTTCTTCTATTTTCTTATCGTCTATCATAACTATTGTTGTATTAAAAATGTAAATATTAACGTTCAAGAAAACTAAGTAAAACAGCATGTTCTTTATATGCGAAAGAATCAGTTCTTCCCATTCGCTCAAAGCGTTGCATTTGCCTTTTACAATGCTCTACAAGTTCATTTTTAAGTTTTTCGTCCATAACCATTAACTTGCTTTATAAAAATTGAACCACACCTTGTTGCTCTGCTTATCCTTATAAACATTACCTTCAAGGTCGAAATAAACACGTTTCTTTTGATTGAACTTCTTCATCATTGGCTGATTATCCTTGTATGTCGTTACATCATACTCAATCAATGAAGAACCACGTTCATTCTTTGTTGGAGGATAACCTGATTCACGTATGAAACGTACCTCAAATTCTTTATTTCCAATTTCAAAATTTGCTGTAGCCATGTTACTTCACTCTTTTAAATTGAACAGCCTTTCCGTCTTTTCTAGTGCTTGCGCTACAGTCAAAATCTCCGCAAACATTCTCATAGATATTGTTACATATCTCATCGAAGAAACAGCCATTACATTGTTCTTTCTCTGTCTCAACCACCTTCAAGACGATTTCTGCCCCTATAGCTAAATCTTCCATAATTACACCTCCTAATCGTTATTGCGTTTTAGTTTAAGTTGTCTCATTTTTGCCTTTACTGCGCCAACTGATCGCCCAAGAGCCTTTGCGAGCTCTTCATCAGACATTTTATCGAAGTTGCGTGACAGGAAGTTAACCTGGATGCCGTTCCAAGGAAGGAATGCGTTATTCTGGTGTTCTTCACCATGATAGTCAACGCCATTAAGCTTCAGTCCTTCGTCGGCAGCGTTGTCTATCCTTTCCGGATTGCATACCTTCATTGCAACCACCTGCAAAGCCATGTAAATCTGACCGCCTTCCTTGAAGTATTCAGCATCCTTGTCCGGTATGAGGATCCTGGCAACCTCTCTCATCGAGGCATACATACCATACATAGACTGTATGAATTCTCCGCAAGGTCTTATGCTGCCGGAACTGATGCCACGTTCACTCATAACGTCATCAAACTTCGTACACATATCGTGCAGCATGATTGACAGGTTGTAGGCTACGCATGCATACGCCTGAAGCTTGTGTTCCTTGATGTTGTTCTTCAGAAGAATGTTATCGGTCGTATAGAAGAGTCTCTGTATGTCAATCTTCAGGTCTTCCTCCATGCTATCTGTAATATCAAGCCAGAGTTCATACTGTGAAATCTCGGTAGTATACTTCTTGAATATACCGATAAGAGCCTCAGAACGGGAGAATGCCTCCTTTATGCGATACTTAAGCTCATGCTTAAACAGGTCCTTCCTCTCACTGAGATTGTCGTGCAAATCTTTAATTGCCGTCTGTGTGATTGTAGCGAGAGAACCGATAATGAGGTAATAGAGAGAAGTGATATGGTCTACGGTTTCCCTGTCAGGCTCCTTGTAGTTGATGAAGAATGCCCCTTTCGGTGTGAAATTATATGCCGACATCCCTACACCTCCTTTTCTACTGCCAATGCGCAGCTGATACAGAACAGCATCAGAAGCGAAAGGAAAATGTGTTCAACCATGAAACAGATAAATCCGTAGCCTGCGATAATTGCTGCGATAATTGCTGCGATAACAAGCAGGATCATCACTATTGTATGTTTGTATTTCTTCATATTTACTTTGATTTAATGTTTCCGTATGCAGCCATATAGCTATCAAGCTGCTGTGTTGCGTGAACTAGTTTTTGATTGTAGCTATCTCGTTCTGCCCTAGCCTTAGAGATAAAGATAAAGCTAACGATAAATGATATTACTACCGTTACCACGATGAACAACCAAGGCAGCTTGTGTACTGCCTTGTTGATTGCTCTTCCCAGGTTTCTCACAATAACCCAGGAATAGATCCAGATGAACACTACCGCTTGCTTTGTGGTAGCATTCTCGATACGTTCTTTCTGTGTCATAATTCTAAAATTTACTTGGTCCGGTTGCACCAGTTATCGGTAGATTTCCAATAACCAGCTAACCATATTTCTTTCTTGGATGCGTCAGGATGCTCACTGAGCCATTCCTCTGCCATTTTACTTACGTCTGCCATTTTGGTCTCGTTTTGATTCTTTTTCAAGTTTTTGCTTTAGCTTTTCAAGAGGAGATTTTTCAATATCAACACCCTTTAAGCGGCAATGTTCTTCGTAGGATATTGCTTTTCTTCTAGATTCCTCATCTTCTTTCTTTTGTTTCTCAGCTAACTTTTGAGAATCAATTTCAGCTCTCTTTTCATAGAGTTTACACATGTATTTTTCGAGAGCAATAAAAAGTTTTTGAGGATTCACTGTCTTTCCTACGTAGATTTCTCCATACTCACCCATAGAAAACTCGTAGAAGAATCTAGTAAGCTCACTAGGCGTAAGGTGATAATATTCTTGTCGGATGCGCTGTGCCATAGCCTTGAACTGGTAAGGAGTAGTTGCGTCGATAGCTCCAATAACCATAAACAAGTCAATGAGCATTATCTTAATCCAAAACTCGCTTGCACCATCTTTGAAGTACTTATCAATACTAACAAACGACATACCGCCTCTAGCTACGGAATCATATACAGAAGTAATTGGATCCGTGCGATTTTGCAGGGTAGGATATTTGTCCAGGAATAGCGCATATTGTTCGCCATATTTTGCTACCGCTTGGCTACATTCAGTCGGCAAGGATTGAACTAATTTTGCTGAAAGTTCGTTGCTGTTGTTCATAACTATTTACACCATTGCTTTTAGGAGCGTACAACCCGGAATAGTTGTTTCCCATAGAATGCTCAACGATAACCTTTGCGTATTCGGGGTTTCCGCTCGACATCTTTAAAAGCTTCTTTTTAAGAGCCGCAAGACCACGAGGTTGATACTTCTGACGTTTCTCTTTCTTGTATGCAAGCCACATATCGAGAGCTTCCTGGCAAGGGTAAATCTCATCCTGCTGCCCTTCTTCCTCAAAGTCTGATAAATCTTTGCCTAACGAGAACGCTGCACCCATGCAAAAGATTTTCTGCTTTTCCAAGTCATTCGGGAATAGCTCGCCTGACTTCTGACGTATATTAATTGGTAACATCATAAGCTATTGTATGTAATTTTGTTGTCTTTCTATATCATGTTGAATATGAAGTAGTGCGATATATTCATCAGAATCAGGAAAATCAAATCCAGCTTCCTCTTTTGCCCACGATTTGAAATCAGAAATTGATTTGCTCATTTCGTCTTTCGTAAGGTCAGCAGAAGAACGGAGATACTTATAGCATTCTCCTGTTAATTTATCAATCCCTTCTCTGAGGAATATATCTTTATTCACTACCAGCTTATAGAAATGCGTCTTAACTTCGTCTAGAGTGTAGCCGTATTGGAGACCGAATGCAGATAGGAGCAAATGAAGATAGGCATTCTGCTTCAAAGAACGTCCACGTTTTTCTTTCAGCTCTACCATCGCGCCTTTGTTCTCCAACTCGGCTACTTTTTTCCTAAACGTTTCAAGTTCAAACACATTTTTCAGGTTGAACCACATAAGCGTTGAATGCTCGCTTGATTAGAAGGGAAGGTCATCAGAGTTCCCTCGTTGCTGTGCTTGCTGCTGTGCAGACTGCTGTTCAGGTGGAAACAGATTTTGCTGATTCGTCGGGTTTGCCACGCCAGCAGCATTAGCAGAACTTGCCATAGCTTGTTGTGACACCTTAGTAACATTCCAGGCACGGATGCTGTTGAACCAACGACCCTGATACTCGTGAGCATCAATATCGAAAGAAACGAGGATTTCCTCACCACTATGAATGTTGAACTGAGCCAGACGGTCTGCTCCGAAAACATCAAAGGCCATCTTCTTAGGATATTGCTCTTGTGTTTCTATTACATAAGTCTGAGACTTCCACTCACCTCTTGCAGAGACGCCGCTTCTTTCAGGTAAAACGGCAATAACTTTTCCTTGAATTTCCATTATTTTTTATTTAAAGAATTTTGTAAAACCAAATCTGCCAACTCATCAAAGTAGGCTGCATCCTTGATAGCGGAGTCCTGTTCGCCCGTAACCTTTGATGCTATTGAGCCTTTCTGCATAATCAAGCTATAAAGATAGCCGTCGATGGTATTTGCACCCATGAGAATCCACGATGTAACCGCATTCTTCTGACCGTTACGATAGGCACGGCATTCACACTGCGACAAGTCTGCCATCGTCCATGGGAGCTCGACGAACACAACATTGGAAGAAGCCGTAAGCGTAAGGCCTACGCCTGCTGCCTTGATGGAGCAGATGATGATTCTCTTTTTCCTAGCCTGAAAAGAATCGATAGCCCACTGCTTCTGCTGCTGGCTATCGGAACCGGTTACGGTGCAAACCTCGTCAGGAAACTCTTTCTTGATTGCACGAACGACATCACGATGCTCGGCGAACACGATTATCTGTTCTTCGGTATCATGAAGGAACTCTATCGTCGCCTTCATCTTCCCTCGCCCGGATATCGAGCGAAGGTTCATAAACCTGACAAGAGCCTTCATTCTAAGCTTTTTCCTAGCCTCTTCCTCGGAGCAGCTCTTGTATTCGAGAAGGAACGTGAGCAGGTCTTTCTGGCAGGTATCGTACTCTTCCTGTGTCTCTGGGTCGAGGGCAACACTGATGGTTGTCCTGGTCAGATCCGGCAAATCCTTGAGGACATCTTTCTTCTCTCTGCGGAAGTAACATGTTTCGTGTATCTTCCGATTAAGCTCTTCAAGATTCTCATTCTCACCGTACCTGTTGCAGAACTCACCAAAACCTCCGAACTCGTCGTTCAGACGACCGAGGATAGCAAGCTGGCAGGCCAGGTCTGTTGCGTGATTTACAACGGGCGTACCTGTAAGCTCATAGATATACTCCTTACCCTGGCACAATCCCATGATGATTTTAGACTGCCTTGTGGACGGATCCTTGACTCTTGCAGACTCGTCGATAATCACGGACTTGATAATCTTCAGTTCATCACGGAACAGGAAGTTGTTCAGTCGTAACGGCTTTGGCCCGAGGCTTACGACAAAGTATTTTGCAAGCGATTCATAATTGCATATCACTACATCATACAGGTTCATCTTAGTAAGATGATATCCGTATGTCGCATTGACGGAATCGGTAAGAATGAGAGGCCGGAGGTTCGTAAACTTCTTTATCTCTCGTTCCCAATTAACCTTAAGTGCGGCAGGGCAAACAACAAGGCAGGGAGTTGCCTTTGCACGTTCAATGGCGACGATAGACTGAACCGTCTTACCGGTTCCCATGTCATCGCCATTGATACAGCGTTTCATGGCAAGCTCCATGCGCACACCTTCTTCTTGATAATCGTATAATTTCGGTTTATCTGACATAATAATAAATTATAATAAACACCACATGCGGAAAGCCCATTCAAGAGCCTTCTCCCTACCACGCAAATACAACTCGTCACCACGTTCAATCTTCTTATAGAATACTTTCTTCTTGGTCTTGGAGACCGCAAAGATAAAGTCCATGTTTCCGTATCTTGGGTCTATACTGTGCGTAAGATCCATATACCATGCACGGCTTCTATCCCAATCGACGAAATCAATCTGAGCTTCAAATTGTTCTTGTGACGTAGCTGCGGTGGTCTTCAAATCACCGCCGAACTCCCCGAGCCACCAGTCAAACTTGCAGCGTACCGGAAGTTCGAACTCGAAGCCCTGGTATTCCATCTTCATATGCGGATTGATGAATGTTTTCTGACCGACCGCATTCTTCAGGACGAAATCAAGGAACCTATCCTTCGTTGCCTGTTTCTTCAGAACAGCAAGCCGGTCTAGCCCCCATTTCCAATCCTTCTCCGTATATTTCTCGTCATCGACCGTCATGGCGTAATGATTGCACTTTTCTGGTTCGGTAACGAGAGCGTCAACGAGAGTTCCGAGATGGAAAGCCTTTCTCTTATCCTCTTCCTTTACGAAGTTGAGCTGCGGGTTCAGGGCAAATTTCAACGCAGTGAGGTCCGAATTGGAGACCTCACCACGAGAATAATAAGGGTCAAACGGTTGTTCCGCCATATTACTTAGCCGTTACCTCATCCTCATATTTAATATAAGGAGAAACGATATACTCTTCTTCGCTGTTTGCGTGTTTCTCGCAAGCCTTGCGCATGAATTCCAACTTAGAAGCAAGTTTGTCAGGAGCCATCTTGGAGCCTTCAATCGTCCACCACTGCTGGATGATGTCGAGCCAGGCATTCTTGTCGGTAACAACAAGGCGTTTTGTTACCTTGATTTTCAGCTTACCGGTTTCTCCAACGGAAGTCTGGGCAAAGAGCGACTGGGCCTGTGCGGTAGCGTGCTGGGCTGCATTTTCTGCATCACGCTTCTCCTGCTCAGCCGCAAGCTTTCTCTGCTGCTCTTCCTTAGCAGCCTCATCAGCCTTACGGATAGCCTCTTCCTTAGCCTTACGTTCAGCCTCAGCAGCGGCAGCTTCTGCTTCCTTACGTTTGCACTCTTCCTCAGCAGCCTTCAGCTCGGCTTCCTTTGCCTTGCGTTCAGCCTCGGCAGCTTTCCGCTCTGCCTCCTTGCGCTTGCGTTCAGCCTCGTCCTTGATACGCTGAATCTCCTCCTGCTTCTTGCGCTCTTCCTCAGCAGCCTTACGTGCTTCCTCCTCTTTGCGCTTACGCTCCTCTTCAGCCTTGCGAGCTTCTTCTTCCTTACGTTTGCGTTCCTCTTCTGCCTTCTTGATTTCAAGAAGTTCAGCAATCTTAGAATCAAACTTCATAAGAAGCTCATCACGTGTAGCATTTACGGTCTGCTTATAAGATGCAAGCAACGATGCGGAAATCTCCTTGTATGCGTCGTTCATAATATCCTTTGCATCATTTTCCTCAATTTCGGAAGAGTATGAAGGCTTGTTATTAACGAACAGATGTCCGAGGTCAAGAACATCAGAACACTCTGTAATACGTTTCTTAACTTCATCCTTGTTGTCAAGGGTGAGAAGAGAGAACGTGTTATTAAGTGAGTTGATAGCAGCAGAAGAATGCTCTGTAAGGAGATTGTTCAAGATATCAATCGTATCAGTCTTCAACTTAATCTTGGCCTCCTTGATGCGCTCCTGGCGCAGACGTTCCTGCTCAGCCTTACGCTGCTGTTCAAGCTTGTATGCCGCATACTCGTTGCGCTTCTCCTGAATCTTATAGACAACAGAATCGGTGTTCTTGATAGAGATAAGGTTCTCCATCATAGTAAAACCCTTACGGACAATATCGAACACTTGGGTAACACCCTTACGTTTCTCCGTCATTGCTTTCTCTGTCAGTTTAGCTTTCTTGATAAACTCAGCGGCTCTCTCGTCAAGAGCATCGTTCATTCCGGATACGCCAATATCAAACAACAGAGACTCACCTGCATTCACGCATGCCTCATAAGATTTCCTGTTGGCTTGCACCGCATTTTCCGTATCAGATTTTAGCGTTGCAATCTGTCTTGTAATATTGTTGGCTTGTTGTTGTACCAACTGCAATTCTGTATTTTCTGCCATATATAACAATTTTAAAATGGTGAATCACTGTCAACCTTTACCTTGACGCCTTTGTCTTCCGGTGCGGTATCTCCGGCGCCAAAGGCTTCCTGAGTCGGTTTCTGCTGAGTCTGCATGTCGATATCGGCCTGCAAAAGAGCGCCAAGACCAACCTTCAGTTTAGGATAGCCCTTGAACGCATGCTTGCATGTCTTCGAGATAAGGAAACCTGTGTCGATATCTCTGAAATACGTTCTACCATCGTTTCCGACATAGTTTCCGCCGTAAAGAGCGTTGGCTTTGTGGTCTTTACCTCCGAACTTCTCCGAATACGTACGGAGACGGTCGATACCTTCGCGGTCAAGAACGAAGTAATCGTAGGCATTGTTCGGAAGAATAATCTTCACGTAACAAGCAACGATGTACGAATTTTCAGGTCGAGGATAAGTCTTTGCGTAATCAACGTACTTATGACCGTCTCGTTCACCGAAACGAAAATCGTCACAATTGTAAACTACTACAGGATTGTCACAACGAACAATCTGACCGGCTCGCTGGCGAAGAAGGATTTCTCCATATCCAGTATAGGTGATCTTGGCCGTATAATTCGTTTGTCGGGTATTCTTGTCGTAGTTACTGTAGCCCATGAGGTAACAGAGTGTCGTAGTTCCCTTTTCGAGAGACAAACCGTTAATTGCCAGGTTCATGAAGGCATCATGAATATTCAGTGACGGAACTTTTTCAAGGTAGCCCTTGAATGAGCCGTTGAGAAGTTCTTCGTTGAAGAATGCCTTCTGCTCTTCGAAGAATACTTCTCCGCCCTCTCCGAACTTCTGATTGTACACCTCGATGAATCTGTCTCTTGCCAAATCGCAAATCTGATTATGAGGCGTTTTGTTTAACTGCTCTATATCCATTTGTATAGAATTAAAAATTAATGTACCCTATCTAAATACCTGAAGTAAGTTTCCACCGTCACGCTTTCGCCCTTTTCATTAAGGCGTTCATAATGAAGTGGAACCTTACCGAGTTTTCTACCCTCACCTTCAATGTAGTTGAGGTATGCCGCCTTTCGGGCCAGCTGTACCGACTTGCTTCGTGGAAGTTCCATGATGCACGCATGCACCTTACGCAAGTCAAGTACAGCAAAGGCCATCTTAGCGGGCATTTTTGCTATTCTGTTATCCATTTCTGTCATTACACTTCCATAATAGGAATCTCAGGACAGAGCTTACGAATCTTGTCAAGCTCCGTATTGATGATCTTGTCGCGGGATTCTTCGATGATACATTCTGCATCAGCAGAGATAAGCGTCAGTAATGCCATGTTGCCTTCGACGTGAGCGATAGTCTCGATTGAAAGCTTCTCAGGCTCTGCACCCTTGAAAATAGGAATATTGATGGTGAACGATGGAGGAAGATTAGAGTCTACAGCCTTCTCATAGTTGTCAGTCACGGAACCATTGTCGCTGTATTCCTTCTTGATTGTTGTCTTAACCTTCGCCGAGAAGCTCTTGAGGAGATTGACGAGTTCCATGTTCTTCTCCTTCGTCTCGAAGAAAGAACGGTTGAGTCGGAAAAAGTCACCAAGCTGTACCGGTTTCCACAACTGACCGTCATTGATATGAAATCCCGTAAACTGACGAGACAGCTGAATAGAGCCGATAATTGTCTGTGTAGTGCGCTCATCATTCTCGTTTGTAACAAGAGTAACAACGAGCTTCTCTCGATTAACCAGGATATGCGTATGCTCTTTGTCAATCTGCTCTGTACCCCAACGCTTCTCAAGAAAGGCATAGATACAGGTAATAACACCGTCTACCTGAAGATTAAGAGGCTCCTTTGCAGGAAGCTTATAAGGGTTCTCGTTACCTACCTCACGGAGAACAATCTCCGCATGATCCTGTCCAGGAGCGAGGTCTATCTGCAATTTTTCATTGTTCATTTTACAAAATATTTTAGAATTTAGAAACTATGTGAAAGCAGACTACATAGCCTGCTGATCACGGTTAATTGAGTATACATTGCTAGGGAGTTCGTCACGTGTTGCCGGACGGGAAGAAACAAGATTACCCTCCTTGTCATAGAAGGCAGTCATCTTTGCTTCACGGTCAACAAACTTGTAAACCTTCTCGTTAACCATGCTACCCTTCTGCTTGATTTCCTTAAGGAGAGAAGAGATCTCTTCCTTGATAGGCTTCAGCTCTGCCTTTTTCTGCTCACGGAAATCCTTGATTTCCTCTTCGATATCAGATGCCCGTGCAGACTGAAGAGCGAACAGGTCCTTCTTCTTCATCAGCTCATCAGAGTTGAATCGCTTGATGAACTCCATTTTCTCAACGGAGTCAGCATTGTTTGCTAGGTACTCCTCACGCTCATCCAAATCATCGTACTCGTGACCGAGTGTTGCTGAGATAGTTGCTTTTTCTTTTGCCATTGTTATATGAATTAATGTGTTAATACTCGGCGCCAGCGTCCACGCTTAAATTTCTTGTCCGCGTGAATTCCGAACAATGTTGGTGTTGTTACGCCATTCATCATAGGAAGCACATTGCCCTTCTGCAAAATACTTTCGAAATGTGAAGAAGTGACAGGAGCGTGGCAGATGATGTTCTTCTTGACATCATACAGGTTGCCGTACTTTGATACTACGCCCATTACTCGCCCTCCTCCATTATTTTCAACAACTCACGGATACCTTCAGCGCAAGGCATCTCCCCTCTTTTTACTTTCTCCTGAAGTTCATCGAGCTTCTTCATCTTAGCGAGGAAAGAGTTCTTCTTGTCCTCAAGCGAATTGAGGCGCTTGGTGATTGCCAGTTCCGGGTTATCACTGAGAATGATGTCCAATGCGATGCCGGCGAAAAGGTTCGTATTATTCTCCCTCTTGCCTTCATCATCAATCTCGTCGATATCACGAGTAAACTGGTTTTTGCCGTCGATAACCTTCTTGATTTCATTGAACTCAGAAAGATTCTTCGAGATGTCGAATGCTCTGTCAACAAGAGCCTGCTTGTCAATTACTACACTGACGATAATTTTGTCTTTGTCCATAATTTAAAATATTTAGAATTAAACTACTAGTCTTCCTTATCCCAACCAAGGAGATGTGCGACGAATGCGCATGCAGCGAACATAGCTACTGTTGCTATGAGACTATTGATAATAATAACCATATCTTCTTGTTTTATACCTTATTATATAATATAGCAATCGGACGGTGGATAATCAACGATTTTCCACTCGTTCTTCTTTATCTTGATAGCCTTACGGAATATCACAACAGACTCGCCGTTATGACGTTTCCTATTGTGAGCGATAAGTCTTGCCACCACAGCCTTTGTTGTAATCGAGAACTCTCTGAGCTTTGAGGTATAGAGGCTCTTGACATCACATATCACAATCTTATCGCCTTCCCGGTAAACGAAGTCGGCAGTATAGTTATGCCCGTAAAGCAGTGACCTTCTCTCATACTTGACCTTAGTTTTAAGCTGCTTTGGTTTCAGCATCCATACCGGGTTGATGGCCGTGATGGTTACCTGTCTGTGTATGCAGCTTATACCAGGATCATCGAGGATGGTCTGCAAGTACAGATACTCCTCTCTTGAATCGTATTCGTTCCCGTCAGGAGCGTAATACTTCTTTGAACCTACGCGTCCCATGTCTTGCCGGCCTCCGCTCCGGGATTTTTGGAAAGCATATTGATAGCATCAGAGCCATACCTCTGCCACATTTTGTTACCCCACTGAATAAGATATTCACCCTTTCTGGCTTCAAGTCTACCATCCGTATATTTCGGTTTAATGCGAACAGTAATGTCCTTTCCGTTCTGTTCTATGCTTTCAACGCATTCCAGATTCCGAAGAGCATTAATGTTTTCCTTACTGATTCTTATTATGTTTTTAACTTTCATCTATAGTAAAACCTCTCCGTTTAGCCAACCACGCAAGGCAGGAGAGGTGATTGCACGTGGTTATTCGTGATGTGGAAGAGGCCAACGTTAAAGGGAGGAGGGAGAATTGACTCCCTCACTCCCAAAGATAATCAAAAACTGTAAATTTATGGCACTCACACAATTAAGTGAGCCACATGCAGGACTCGAACCTACGACCAACCACCATGTTAGGCTGCTCTGACCAACTGAGCTAATGTGACTTGTACCTCCTACTTTCACAAGCAAGAGGATATTAATACTCAAATTAAAATATAAATGACTTATAAGAAAAAGTGCCGACCTCTGTCAGCTAACGAAAAAATATTTTTTGAAATTTACCTACTTGGGAAGCCCAGGGGAGACTCCAACTCCCAACCTCGCGGAAAGTACCACGGCTCTATGCAGTTGAGCTACTGGGCGACACATAAGTTAACCAATCAAAATTCTTGAAAAATGAAAGAAAATTGTGACGAGAGGATGGATTCGCACCATCGACCTCCAAGGACACTTCCCCTGGCGCTCTACTACTGAGCTACTCTCCCCAGAAATAAAAAATAATTCCTTCTAAAAGAGATAGACGTACCCTATCTTCCCAGACCAGATACGCAAGAAACAATCTTTTCACATATAAACAATTTAGAGCTTTAAAAATAAACATTTGTGGCAGGTACAGAACTCGAATCTGTGACCTCTAGGTCATGAACCTAGCGAGCTACCAACTGCTCCAACCTGCGATGTATGCAGCCTATCTTCACAGACGGGCTGCATTTTTAATTGAATTAATTTGAATATGAAATACAATGAATTACTTTTTGGAGGCTAGGGCTCAACGAAGAACCTCTTGCGATGATAAGATCGGTATCATTTTGTTATCGCCGTGCATCAGTTACACTACTAACCTCTTGATTATATTTTATGAATGAGCAATTCTCACTTCATTTGGATTTACCAGACTGCAACGTTTTCGGCAGTGCTTGCACCGACAATTCTTCGTTCCGGTGTAGTCCGTCTGCTTACTTGATGCAGATTAGCTGGATTTTCGTATGTCGTGCGTCCTTTCGCCAGGTCACGGCATCCATTGATGCTCTCCAGTTACTTCTTTTACACGCATACTATTTCTGTGCATCAACATGTCAAAGAACTATCTTCCATGTCCGCTCAATGAAACTCTCATCTGACGCAAGATTGTCGCTGCCCGAACGACCTACTTTATAAGGTATAAGGACTTACCTTTGCGCCGTCAGAGAGGAATTCAACTACTAAACGGAACTAAAAAAAAGAGTGTGACTGAGGCGAGGCTCAAACTCGCGACCCGGTGATTAGGAATCAACCTGCTCTATTCAACTGAGCTACTCAGTCTGGTTTGGGGCGAAAGAAGCTAAACGAACAGACATCGCCCCAAAGTGTCTACCGCTGTAGACGTAAACAAAATAACTAACAACATGCTCTCACGAGCAAATGAAACAAACCTATAACTTTAACCATACCAATATTAATCTTATTTCCAATGCTAGCAGATGATCCTATTCTTTTCTACCATCTTTCGAACATCAGAGACCTTATAGAATATGGTGTTTCGCACCTTATAGTAAGGCAGAACACCCGATTCTCTCAAATCTTTTATGTATTCCTTACTAACACCGCCAAGGTATGCCAGGATAGTCTTATTGGTCAGGAATTCCTGGTCTACTTCCTTCAACGAGATGATTTTCTCCACCACGTCGATACCGACCTTGCTTCGGTTCTTTCCTACCATAGGTTTAATCTTTAACGGATTCTTTTTCTATAGTAGGTATAATGCCATGTTTCTTTAGCTCATTATACAAGAATAATCTTCCTTTCTGAGTCCACTTTGTGTGCATTACTGAACCTACACTACCATCACGGTGAGTGATAGAAACTGTTTCTGACTGAACATAGCCACAAGGGAGATACTTTGCGTAGAGAATCCACTGACCGCCAACTTTATGCTGAATGCCGAAGTTTCTCAGCAAGATATTGAACGATTTTGCTGATTGACCGTAGTCCTGAGCAATCTGTGTCGTCGTAACGGTCTCCTTGCACGAAAGGATTGTATCAACATAGCTAACCTTTGGCTGCATCTCGGTGATTGTGGCCGAGAGCTGTACAATCTCTTTATTCTTCGATTCTAGAGCAAGCTGTTGTTGCTCTATCTTCTCCTGCTGCTTTGCTGCAAGCATAAGGGCCTCAGAGAAAGACTGAGGTACTTGATACTGCTCCAGGTGATTCTTCTTCTCAAGTTCTTCAAGCTTATTTATGATTTTCTCACGGAGCAAAGCGTCATAGCCGCTCGCCAAAATCAAGCAACCCTTTGGCGTTAGCTCAAACATTGGCCTCACCTCTCCTTTTTTATCTTTATAACGAACCAATCCAAAGTTGGATCCGTTAACTCCCTGCTCTATCAATGAGCGAATATCACGCATCACATGAGCATGCTTTTTCCCGGTTATCTCTGCAATTTCGAGAGATGTCATTGTATCGGTTCTTCCGAGTTTTATGATTTCCTCCATACTTTAATCTTTTAAAGTTTACTACTCAACCGGAACAGCGGTGATAATCGCTGTATGGTTCTTGTAATCTGCCGAGGTTGAGTACTTAAGCACTCCTTTAGGCAAATCTTCGTATTGAGCAAGCTGATAGGCGTATGTTACTGCCGACCGAACTGCTTTTGCGGACTCAAGCAGAAAGATTTCAAATTTTCCTGGTTTGATGCCCAATATGTCCTGTTTTGTTATTCTTGCAACTTTTTTCATCTTTGTTACTTAAATAATTCATTAAAAATTTGGAGGTATGCGAAAAAAGTCGTATATTTGCAGTGTCAATGTAAAGTACGTACTTTCGGTCGCACAAGCCTCCGTTTGTAACGGCTTTGTTGGTTACTCGACCGTCAACGAGTGCAAAGGTACAAAAACTTCGGTAAAGTACCTAATGTTTCGGTAAAATACTTCGGTATATTACCGAATTTTAACGTTTCGAGTCGATTTAGTTGCGTATATAAAACTAAGAAGCATTATGGGAACATTAAATTCGGTACAAGAAAGGTTAGATTACCTCATCAAGATTAAGAAGATGAGCGAGAATGCCTTCATGAAGGCTACAGGAACAAACAACATCGGCAAGATGAGAAGCGGGAAGCTGTCAATATCCGAGGGAACGATTAGTAAAATATGCAATTCTCTTGGGGTTAGCTATAGCTGGCTAAAGTATGGAAGCGGTAGTATGAATGGAAATATGGTAATTCAGCTAGGCGAAACGCATCAGAAGATAGAAGAGTCCATCAACGAGGCGTTTAAGCACGGCATACCGATGGCGCAGTTGATAAATGCCGGGAACGTTGGTGACAATAATCAAAACATAACTACGGGAACGGAACGAGCCAAGGAGCGTGAAGAGGAGTCGTTCAAAGACAAGAATGCCCAGCTCATTCAGATCATCAATGCACAGAACGAGACTATCAAGTCTAAGGACAGTGAGATTCGTCTTCTCAGGAAGATTCTTGCTGATAACGGAATCGAAGTATAACATTATAATATATAAGGATTATGAAGAAGGTATTATTAGCAGCAATGATACTTCTTGCAGGAGCATCATTCACATCATGCAGCAGTAGCGATGATGACGGAACAATTCCTGGAGCAGAGAAGCCAAACTACAAGATTCACGACAACAATATTGTCGGAGTATGGAGAGGAGGCAACTACTACTTTGTTTCATTCTCGTCTGACAAGCACAACGCTTCTCTTATCTCAAACAAGTTTCTTGATGAAGGAGATTATAGCATCAAAGGGGACACGATTACCGTAAGCAACAAGTACTTCGGCAACGAAACGAAATATGTTGTGAACAGCTTAAGCTCAAACAAGCTTTCTATGACCATTACATATAACGACAGATGGGAAGGAAAGAAAACAGAAACCATGAGCTTCACCAAGTCTGAAGACGAACCATGCACAAAGACTAATGATTTGGTCGGCAAGTCATACTATGCTCAGTATTCAGTAAGTCACGGAAGCCAGCACTGGAACAAGACATTTCTGACATACAACACCATATCATGCACGAGAAGCGATGCAGCCAGCTCTACTCCATCCACATTCTACTATGTATATATGAAGCCAACGCTTTACTTCTATGTAATAAGGAGCAATGAATTCTACTACGATACCGTAAGATGCGGCAGAGTTGAGTTCAATTCAAACAACCAAATTGATGGCATGGGTTCGCTTTATGGTGATAAGCTATACTAAACGTATTTGTCAGCAATATGCAAGTAACAGAAAATAAGAATTTATAAATAATTGATAATAAGGGACTTATAAAATTAAGATGATTACAGTACAAAATCTTGCGATCCAATTCGGAAAGAGAGTGCTTTACAAGGATGTAAACCTCAAGTTCACTCATGGTAATATTTATGGTATCATCGGTGCTAACGGTGCCGGAAA